TTGATAACATCAGAATCGGCTGTTGCAACATTGGGTCTAACACGGTTGAAATTGCTACCATTGATGTTGACCTGTCGGACCCCAATTGCCCAGGGCTGGATATGGTCAAGATAGGTACTGACAGCAGGGCAATTGGAACATTCACCATGCTGCCCCTGTTACGTGATTTGCTAGCAGAACAATACCCAGGTCAACATTTTGATGACTTTGAATTGCTGGAAATTCTGGAAACAGGTCTTGCCTGGCGGTATGGCAATATTCAGGAAATTGACCTTGGTCCCATCAAAGCCAAATTTCAGGAAATGATTATTGATACCCTGTCCAATGTTTACAAGGACACGGAAAAGGGGCGATTGTTCAGTATAGTGGCGACTGGTGGGGGGGCTCATCTGGTTGACCTTTCCAGCTGGCACCAAAATATCTGGTTGAGTAATGACCCACAATGGGACACAGCTGCTGGATATGCCAAGGCCAGAAAGTTGCAAGATAGGTTGACAGGGGGGAAGTATGCCTAAAGATTATAGCAAGTATTTTAAGATACAAGTCTACTTAAAAAAGGCTGACCGGAATGGAGTACAGGATCAGGGTGACCAGGACTTGATTGACTACTGGAAAGCCCTACAGAAACAACTGGGTTGGTTAGACGGTCACACCCAGCTACTAAGGTTTGTGTTGCATCGGGATAGGGCCATGTCAATCCAGCAGAATGACCCCAACTGGGACCCTGATAAACTAAGCACTGATGACACAGAATTGGTCAGCCTGGTTCAGGAAATTGCCCAAACCATTGAAACTATGAAGGCAGCTGGGTTGCAGAATTTTACGCTGGTTGCAGAAGATGAAACAAAGGAACAGCAGCAGCAGGTTAGACTGGGCGCGGGGCTGATGGATGAATAATGATTATGACAGGCCCAGCATATTGCTGCTGCTGGTGGGATCAATTTTATTCTATGCTCTATTAGCTTGGCTAATTTACAGATTTAATACAATGACAAGGGGGTAACATATGAATCAGGGGACATCTTTAATGGTAATTGATCAGATATTGTCTTTGCTTATTGGGGGACTATTTCTGGCAGTCTGCATTTTTGTTGGCTGGCAGCTATACAAGAGGCACCAGAAACGAAAAGAGGCAGAACCGGAAGGGGTAGAACAAAAAGAGGCAGAACCGATTATTCAAAATATAAGGTTGCTTAATCGAACCTTGAAAAAGGCACAAGAGGATGAAAGGCAGGCCAGCATTCACTTGACTGATGCCAGGACCTATACTCAAAATCTGGTCAATCTAATTCAGGCCATTGTTCTGAAAGCTGAGTCTATGGCCAGGGAAATAGAAAGCCTGCAAGATTGTCTTGAAGCAATCGACTGTCAAGACCCTATAGGAATCGCCAAAGCAGCTGGTTCGGTTAAGGATGAACATGTCAGAACCTTAATGCTTTGCAGTGCCAAGGACCTTAATTATTGGCATCAGGTTGCCAAGGTTGTTGCAACCCAGGTTGGGACTCTGGCTCAGTGGCAAAGAGGATATAGGGCTTTTAGTGAAAACTTATTGACAGAAGTTTCAAAATCCAAGGCCCTTATTACAGCTGAGGCTGCCAAGCTGGAATTGACCGGAACAGCAGCCCCACTATTGCAGGCGCAGGCCAATTTAAGGCAGGCCCAGAAATTCTTAAAGCTAGGAAGCAACCCTGGGTTGTATGAAGCGGCCAAAGTTCTGCCCCCAGTGTCAGCTGGACTGCTGGACAGAGGACAATAGCAAACAAAGACTAAAAGGGGCTGAAAAAGATGAATACCCTACAGGCAACAACTTACCTACAATTTCAAGTAATGATTGACACCCCATCAGATTATCACCTAAGGCGAATTAGATTTATTCTGTTTCAGGTCATTAACCTTGTCACCCTGTTCATTATGTTTTTTGACAAGTTTCAGGCTGCAATCTATTTCCTAAGTGACCTGATCCTGGTAATGACTGAAATAGTTATGGTGGGGGTACATAGTTTCCGGTTAGGGCAAGTTATTTTTAATACCCTGGCCTGGGCCCTGTTTGGCTGATGTTGCGATTATTTCAAGTATTATCAGTTCTTGATTGGATAACCCCAGCTGTAGGTATAGTTGAGAAATTCATTAATGACCCAGGACAGCTGCACACTTGGACCTTTTTTATTAAATATGATGACTGCCTTAGGGCTGGTTACAATGCCTGGCAGGTTTTGGAGTTAATGAAAAAGGTGGGGGTCAAGACCTGGGGCATGCAAATGACCGGCAATGAGTTCATGTTCTCAGTTAGAACAGAGCAGGCAAACTGGGCAGTCTATCAGTTGACAAAGGCAGGAATCCCATTAAAAAACAAAAGCTACCCACCAAGATTTGAGGAAATTAAAGAAAGTAATCCCAAAGAAGGCAATAATTTACTTAAGTGGTTGTTTAGCAAAAGGACTTTCTAAGATGACTGAAAAGAAATATCGAATCCGCAGGCAAGACAAAAGAAATCTGGTTCTGGAAATATGGCAGCCTGGCCGATTAATTGAAAAAGGCAAGTATCAAGGCCAGATGTCTGATCCAAAATGGGAAATATTGGGCTATTACGGAACCGTTGACAGCCTGGTTGTCGGGTTGCTAAAGATGACAATCAATCCCAGCTTTATTGCTGAATCAAGGCTGTTAAGTAAAAGGGGGACAGATAGCTTGATTGCTGGGGTACGGTCAGAAGTCCTGAGGGCAATTGATGCTGCCAAAAAAGAAATCTTGGATGGGCTGCAAAACTCGGGGCTGCAAGAGTAGGAAAAGGGGCAAGCGTATGAAAAGAATCCTGGTTGTAATAATTCTAATCCTGGTGGTGATAGGCCTGATATTTGCCAGGACTGAAATGATCTTAGCTATTAAAATAATTTTCTGGTCTACTGCTGGCCTGGCTGTTTTTAGTGTAGTGGGCATCGGTTGGATTGCCCTGGAAAAGATGCTAATACTACAGGCTGAAAGAAAGAAAGCCCAAAGGGAATCCCAGGTCATGTCAATTACTACACCCAATGGGCAGGTTTTCATTAGTGACAGCGGACATGGTTGGTGGAATGCAGCCCACCTTGACCCAAGGTATTATCGGAACAGCAAAGATACTTTTGAAGAACCTACTTCAGATGAAAGAAGGTCCTGGGACGCATGGAATCGTCCCAAGGTTATTGAAAAACAACAGCTACTGCCAGCAGAAATAAGTCCAGAAAAGCCAACAACCCTGTCAACCCTGTTTGGGCTGCTGGAAACTTATCCCCATCTAATGCTGGTGGGGGGAACTGGGTCTGGCAAAACAACTGCTATGAATCAGGCTGTAGACTGGCATCTTAGGCAAGACCCAGCAGCAAGACTGGTCTGGTTGTCAACCCATACGGCTTTGGACCTAAAAGCTAATAATATCCATCCCAGGGCCCTGGCTGTGCAATTATCAGAAGATATAGCAATTGCTTTGGCAGGCATTTTCGATTTGTACGAAAGACGCAGAAATGACTTGACCCAAGTGGATTATACCAGAATAGTTCTGGCTTTGGACGAGTGGCCAGAACTGATTGACGAAGTCCCTGGGGCTGGGGACATCTTAAAAAGGTTGTCAAGAGGCACCAGGAAAACTAATATCAGGCTAGTCCTGGCAAGCCATGGGGCCAATGTCAATGACCTGGGGATTGCTGGACATGGGTCAGTCAAAAAGGACTTTGCAGAAGTGTACCTTGACCCTAAGCTGACCAAGGAAAATAAGGCAATCTGGCAGATGTTTGATTCCATTAAGTCAAGGGTTGAAATAGACTTACCTGGGCCCTTTGCTATTAGTGGGCAGCCCAGGTTGCTATCAGGCCTGCCCCAGTCTACAAAAGCCAATTCTGTTTGGGCTGACAGGTCTGTTGATATTGGGATGTGCCAAGGCCCAGATTGTGACGAACCAGTGACTGGCAAAAAACTATATTGTAGCCAGGCCTGCAAACAGGCTGCATACCGCGAAAGGCAAGGAATCTAGTCTGTTACGGTTGTTACGTAACAGATAAGGGTAACAAAAGGGATTGTTATGGTGTAACAACCGTAACAGCCCCTTTTTTAGCTAAAGTTGGTTCCTTAAGTTTGATTAAAAAAGTTTCTTTAAATTTGATTAATTTTAAGGTTCAAGGGGTTGACACATGCAACAGGAAATGATACAATAAGACCTGTAGGACCAAGGCAAACTTTTAGCAACCGAAAGGACCCCACCAATGGCAATCAAAGACAGAATGACCAAGGTCAACGAAGTAGCAGCAGCCTCTACCACCCAAGAAATTTATCGCAGGGACCACACCCACCGGGTTTTTTCAGTGGTCAGCCAGCGGACTGGCAAACCTTATCAGGTCACCCTTGACTTTGGTAAGACTAATGGCCAGCTGGAAATCACAGCCCACCTTTTCACCTTTGACCACAAAGAAATGGTTGCAGGTAAAAAGCATGGCTGGCATCCAGCTAATGACAGTGCCCATACGGTCAACTATATGGCCCTGGGTGTTATCAAGGCTGCCGTCAAAGCCCAGGGCAAGGTTGTGGCTTTCGCTGATACCAAGATGAATGCTTTCTTGTCTAGCATCTTTTGGAATGATTGCAACCCCCAGCTGATCAAGGTCTGGAATGCCTCAGGCAATGGGCATTGCTGGGCAGTAGTTGCTGATGCCCCCAAAGATCAGCCTGATCCCAAGAGCCAGTTGGCTGCAAACGTTGCCTTAATGCGCGGTGACAGTGGAATGGATGAAGATTACATCGGGTAATTTTTTAGGGGCAGGGCCCATCAGCCCTGTCCCATCTTTTTGAAACTTTTTGAAAGGACTAAAAAAATGATTACAGATGACTTGAATTTAGGTGGGGTGGAAGAGTTTGCAGCCTTTCTGGGAACTGACCCCAGAGACTTGCAAGAAGTGAATGATTTTCTTTATGGTGATGAAGATGTCACCCAGCAGCTTGCTAAAAAGGGCTTTGAGCCAAGTCCTTATCAGCAGGCCATTTTTGACTTTGTGGCAACCGGCAACGGGCATGGCGTAGTGTATGGGGTTGCTGGTTGTGGCAAGACCACAACTAATATTCAGGCCCTTAATTATGTCCCCAGCAGTGCCAAGGTTGCTTTCCTGGCTTTCAATAAGCACATTGCACAGGAGTTGCAGGATAGGGGTGTTGATTGTGCCAGGACCTTTCACAGCCTGGGTAACAAGGCTATCAAAAGCGCAACCAAAGCCAAATTTAACCAGTACAAGATTTATGACACAATTGACCGGATGTATGAGCAAAAGGTTCAAGCTGGCCAAGAGGCAAAGAAGTGGTCCTATGATGACAAAAGCACGGTTGCTAAAATTATCGGGCTGCTGAAAGCTAATTTGAAAGACCCATTGCCTGAAAACATCAGAGAAATTATTTTCACCAGTGGCAGTATTCACGTCGATTATGATGACATCCCAGATGTGGTAGAAAAAGTTAGCCTGATCTGGGCTAATAATGAAATCAACCGAAGTGAATTTGATTTTGATGATATGATTTACTGGCCTGCAATGGAGATTGTTCCGGTTGAACAATTTGACTGGCTGTTTGTAGATGAATGTCAAGATCTGAACAGGGCCCAAATCACCTTTGCTGAAAAGTCCCTGGCAGCTGGTGGGCGCATGTTATTAATAGGGGACCCACACCAGTCAATTTATGCTTTTCGTGGGGCTTTTGTTGGGATTATGGAATATATGCAAGCAAAATTAGCAGCCAGAGAATTGCCCCTGACGGTCAGCTATCGGGCACCAATGACAGTAGTTGAGTATGTTCACAACCATTTTGAGCATATCACTTTTGAGCCAGGCCCAGCAGCCAAAGCTGGCAGCCAAACTACTACAACTGAAAGTCAATTTCTGGAAACTGTCACTTCTGATGATGGGGTTATCTGCCGCACCAATGCCCCCCTGGTGAAACCCTGCTTTGCCTTAATCCGACAAGGCAAGAAAGCAACTATTCTGGGGCGCGACATTGGACAGGGTCTGATCAGCCTAATCAACAAAAGGGCAAAGCTGGCCAGCGTATATAACGCAGTTGCTATCAGTCCCCAGGATGGGTTGTCAGAACTACTGGTTCAATTAAAAATTTACCTGGGCAATGAAAAAGTCAAGCTGGAAAAATTGAATAAGCAGGGCACCATTGCAATGCTAGAAGATAAGGTTGAAACCATTATTGCAATCAGTGACAACTGCAACAGCATCAAGGAACTGAGGGACAAGATTAAGTCAACTTTTTCAGACCAGAAAAAGGGTGTCATTTTTAGCACGGTTCACAAGGCCAAAGGTCTGGAATGGGACAGAATTTTTGTGTTAGCACCACACCAGCTGCCCCATCCCTTGGCCCAGTCACCCGAGGACCAAGCCCAGGAAACCAATATCCACTACGTTGCAGTTACCAGGACCAAAGACAATCTAGTCTTTGTCTATCCTGACAAGTAGGTACCTACCCACCAGCAGCCCTTGTGACAGGCTACGGGGCTGCTGGTGGGTTTTTCTGGGGCAACAGGTAGAATAAGACCCTAAGCCCATATAAATGGCTTAGAATCGATTACAGAACTTTTCCAGAAACTTTTCTGAAAGGACCTTAAGAGATGTGTCAGTCAGTTGTTTATTTACTACACTTTGAAAGACCTATTTCCCCAGACCATGCCTGCCAGCATTATATTGGGTATAGTAAAAATTTAGCCCAGCGGCTGGCCTGTCACAGAAAAGGCAATAGCGATGCTGCCAGACTATGTCAGGTTGCCAAGGAAAGGAATATTAAATGGAATCTGGTTCGGTTATGGTCTGGGGGACAAGACCTTGAAAAGTACCTAAAGAGTAAAAGGAATGGGCCCAAGCTGTGCCCTATCTGCAACCCTGGTACTGGCTGGGGCAGAAATGTGGGGCAATGGGACCAGGCTAATAGTACTACTAACGGAAATACTACTAACGGAAATGATGAATTGCCATTCTAAAGAAAGGACCTAAAAATGATTAAGCATATCAACCCAGTCAAGGACCCTATAGGGGCAGCCCTGAGGACTTGGTACCCAGAAGGACACAGCTTGACCAAAGACTCCTTGCATCCTGTTGCCAAATTAGCAGGGGAAGCTGGTGAATTGTTAGACCTGTGGGGCAAAGATACATTTAAGCCAGGCTTTGACTGGCACAAGTGCAAGACTTGTAATGATAGGGACCCAGAACATTACAACCATTTATATGCCCCCAGGGTCCTTGATGAAGCTGGGGACTGGTCTTATTATGCCAGGATTCTAATGTGGCAAGCTGACAAGAAAATAGAGGACTTTCCCATGGCCTGGTTTCCCATGGCCTGGTTTGGTTATCCTCAGGATAAAATCATTCACCTATTGAATTGGATCAATTTCTATAGCGCGTCCTTGTTAATGGAATTCCTAAACCATGGAAATATTGATCTTGAATATCTGGAAAAGGGCTGGCAGCATTTCAACAACTTTTTAATTCTGGTTGAGTCAGACCTTGACCAGGTCCTGGTCTTGAATTACCTAAAGTTAAATAGTGATGACAGGCATCATGGGTGGGTAAACAAATAATTGAAAGAAAGGACCTTAGAAAATGCACAGCTGGGATATAGTACATAGCAGAAATGGCAGCAGGCATCTTGAAAGAAAATGGGGAGTTATCCTGTGTCCAGAATGTTCGGCAACCACAATTACCAGGGCCCTAAAAACAGCTGATACTGGGATTGTCCACAGAAAAAGACTGTGCCAGAATGGGCACCTTTTTGCCACAGCTGAAATAGTTCCTGGTATTGAAAAGTTAAGAGGCCAAGTTATTAACTGGAAAGGACTGCTAGCAAAATACCGAAAAAAGCCCTAAGGAACCTTAAAATTTCTAGAAAGTGGTTAACACTTGCAACAGGGAATGATACAATAAGACTCATCAAGGTAAACTTTTAGCAACCCGAAAGGACCTAAAAAATGACTAACAAACAGACCTTGCAAAAGACTTACGAGTCCTGGTGGTTAGGGAAGAAAGCGTCACCCTGGCCAGCAGGACCTTTTAAGAAAGTGGTCAAGATTGATCTGGATGGGCCTAAGTCTTTCTATCGGGGCACCTTGACCATTTACTTTGAGGACAAGACCAGTTATGAAATTAAGCCAGCATCCAATGCCAGGCCTACCCAGAAAGACCTGTTTGTTGAAGGGTGGGACTCATTTCCTGAGGAATATCATCTTTACCTTGATGGGTTGTCTTTGGCTGAAATTGGCAACCAGCTAGGGATCAGTAAACAGGCAGTGTCAAAGAAACTGCAACGGTTGGGCAGCTATAATCCTGTTCCCAAAAGACAGGAAAGATTACAGGCAGAAAAGGCTGCCAGGAACCAAGAAATCTTTAGGTTGTATGACCAAGGTTACACTATGGATGAAGTTGCAAGGGAAGTAGGTTTGCATAAGTCAACTGTCAGCAGGGCCCTGAAAGAGGCTTAGAAAGGATAAAAAAAAAGATGCCAAAGATAAAATATATCGAGAAAAATTTCCAAAGTAGCAGCCTGGTCTTGATTGAACAGGCAGAAAACATTATCACCAGCTATATGGGCAGGGGATATGAATTGACTCTAAGGCAATTGTATTATCAGTTGGTTGCCAAGGACATCATACCTAATACAGAAAGATCATACAATCGGCTGGGCAGGCTGATTGCTGATGCCAGGGAAGCTGGACTTATTGATTGGCTGGCCATTGTAGACAGGACCAGAAACAGAAAAGGACTGACTCTGTGGGAAGACCCAGGTCAGATTATTAAGGCAGCCTATGACTCGTTTAGAATTGATAAATGGGTCAATCAGCCTTTTCGCCCAATGGTTTGGGTTGAAAAAGAAGCCTTGGCTGGGGTTGTCAGCAGGGCCTGCCTTGCTGCTAACGTACAGGTTAATTATGTCAGTTGCAGAGGATATATGTCAGCCAGTACAATCTGGCGTGAAGCAAATCAACTGTTGCGGCTGTCTAATCTTGGGCAACACCCTGTTATCATTCATCTGGGGGACCATGACCCCAGCGGAATCGACATGACCAGGGACAATCTTGAAAGACTGGAAAAGTATAGTGGATTACGGGGCAGCCAGTTTGTTGGCAGTGGGGAATCAGTGGTTGGTCAGATTGAAGAAAATGCTGAAAGTGACTTTTCCCTGTTACGGCTTGCCTTGAATATGGATCAGGTTGAACAGTATGACCCCCCACCAAACCCAGCTAAGATAACCGATTCCAGATGGGCTGACTATGTAACTACCTATGATACCCGAAGCAGTTGGGAATTGGACGCGTTGGACCCTGACATTCTGGTTGACCTAATTCAGGACACTATCTGGGGTCTGGTTGACTCAGGCCTATGGGATGATGCCAAGGCCCAGGAAAATGAATACCTTGATGTATTAGCTTATGTCAAGGACAACTGGCAAGAACTAACTTAAAAAGAAAAGAAAGAAAGGGACAAGAAAAATGGCACAACAAATTAAAGTGACAGAGTTGGGCGAGGATGGGACACAAGAATGGATGGGTCAATCCGAGTACATCAACTTGCAGGGTCCTGATGGGTCCCAGATTCTGATTACCTTTGACAGAGGCGGTTGGGATGTTTTGATGGTGAAAACTGGCAGCAAGAATCCTTTAGGGGCAATGGCAATAATGCCCCAGGCTGCCAATGCCATTAGAATAGTTGACATGGGCAGTCCCCCAGACCCAGGGCCCAGGGGCAGGGATACAGGGCCCTTTGATGTGCCCCCACCAAAAGGGGGCAAGCCAGGAAGCCTTGACCATTTAGTAATTTGATTCTGTAGGGGGGCAATTTGGAAATTTTAAGGTTGCTCCCCTTGTCTTTTTCTTAATAATGCTGTATGATGCCTATACAATTTAACGGCATCCCCACTATCCAAACAAAGTAGTAAGGCAGAAACCGTTTTGCGGCCTGCCCTTTTCCCATCTTTACTGCTTTGTTTCGGTTGGGATGCCGAAAAGGGATAAGGGCAGACCACAGGGCGGTTTCTTGAGTCTTAGGTAAAGTGGTATAGACTGGTACAGACTGGTATAAGAAAAGTTAGAAAAAGAGTTTGAAAGGACCTTAACTAGGAAAGTTGGGAAAAGTTGAAAAAGTCAAAGGTGAATCGCTCAGGCAACCAAAAGCAAGTCAATAAGTATGATCAGTGTATGACCCCTTTTTATGCCTTGCCCCCCTTAGTTAAGTATTTGCCCCAGGATGCAATTATCTGGGAGTCAGCTTGCGGAGAAGGGTATATTGTCTACACTTTGAGATATTTTGGATTTGATGTCTTTGGGTCAGACCTGGCAGCTGGCGGTTGGCCCAGACGTGATTTTTATGAGTGGCAGCCCCAGGAATATGACGTTCAAGTAACAAACCCACCCTGGTCCCATAAATATGCCTGGTTAGAAAAAAGCATTTCTTACCAAAAGCCCTTCGCCCTGCTGGTGCCCGTTGACACCCTGGGGGCGAAGGGCTTTCAGATTCCAGCCAAGAATTTTGGACTACAAGTCATTTTTATGGACAAGCGGATTGACTACAAGATGCCTAACAAAGGTTGGAATGGGGCTGGGTCACACTTTGCCTCAGTCTGGGTGACCTGGCAGCTGGGGTTGCCAGACAGTATGGTCTTTGAAACCGTAGATAAGACTCCAATAGAACAATTAAGAATGTTTGATTGCTTAGAAAAATAAAGATTGTTTAGTTTAGAAAGGGACTAACAATGACTGATATAATTGACAATGATGGTGAAAGTATTCTGGCCGAAGGATTCATTCTAACAGATTTTGACTGGACAGATGAAAGTATAATCCAGCTGGAAATTGACCCTGAGGAAGAAAAGGTAATCAGGCAAGAAAACAAGATCAAGGAAACTGCTGATTGTGGCAAACCTATCACGGTCTGGAACGTCAAGACTGGAACCATGGTGACTTATCCTGGCAGGCGATGTAAGAATTTTGACATTTGTCCACGGTGCGCGGCATGGAAACAGCAGCAAGAATTTGATACCTTAACCAAGATTTTGCACAGAGTAGAACAGCCCCTGGTTCAAATTGTAGATAGGGACCAAGAAAAGAAACTGACCAGAAAATATGGTTCAGAAAATATTCGCCGGATTCCAATTGGTGGTGACCAGACTGCCTTTGTAATTGACCCCACAAATCTGGATATTGACCCTGAAGATGGATTTGAAAAGTTAGATGAACAGAAATGCAGAATCCTATCCCAACATGCCATTCCTGAGGCAGGCAGGCGATTATCAGGAAAGCTAGGGTCTGGTGGGTCTGGTGGGTCTGGTGGGCTCAAGGACCAGGATCAGGACCAGGATCAGGATCAGGACCAGGGTGAAGAATTAGATGTCGATGAAATGGTCAAGTTGTTTGAGCAAGCTTTTGAGGAATTAGAAAAGGCAACCATTAACCAAAGAGGCATGATTATTAGGTATGATAGCAAACAGCCTGGGGCACCAAAGACCCAACTGCAATTAGAAGAAATGGTTCAGGCAAGGATTGATCTTGATTTCAGTCCCAGGACTGAAGATGAATTGCAGTGGGCGATTTACCAGCTTGAAGAACTGACAAAGGCAATCTGTGAAAAGTATGGGATGTCATTTAATTTCTTAGAAAGAAAACAAGTAACAGTGGAATTAAGTGACATTGACTGGAAATGGGTGCCTAAACAACCTTAAACAACCCCTAAGTAGCGTAGGGGGACAACAAAAAAGGCAAGTAAATTAATAAAGCGAGTGAAAGGATTCTTAGTGATGCAAACCTTTATGTTATCAACTGATTATGCGCAGACAGCAGCCTGGCTGGACAATCAACGGTTAGGCAAACAAAGAGTTGAATGTCTACAGATTCTAAAAGCCCTGACTGACCCAGATTATGGCTGGCAGAATCATCCTGCTGTTAAGATGTGGCGAGGATGGGAAACAAGTTTAGTTGACTACTCTTTGACAATCTGCAAAGAATGGACAGTCACCAGGGGCAAGCGCGATACTGTGTACAATCAAATTGTTTCGATTGCATATGAATGGGGTTTTGACTTGTATATACCAAATTATCCAGACTGGATAACTGATGAATTCTGTTCTGTCCATCGGGCAATAATGCTAGGCAAAGCCCAGGAAAGCAAAGATAAGGGCAAAGATAAAATCTGGCAATGGTATCAGCAGTGGGGATGGACAGAAGAGCCAGCAACCAGAAATGAGTTGGGCAAGTGGCCCTATATCTGGCCTACTAAAGAAAAGGCTGTTTAAGAATGTTTATCCATTCCCAGTTAAGACCCCACCAGCAGGAAACCCTGGAACGTATACAGAAAAGTGATAAAAAGTTTGTAATTATCGAAGCCCCTACAGGGTCTGGTAAAAGTTTCCATCCTGCCCAATTAGCAGCCTGGGGAAAAAGAACCTTGGCCCTGGTGAGAACCAAAAGCCTACAGACCCAGTATGCTAGGACCTACAATTTTGCTGAATTGTTTGGTAAGGGTAATTACCCCTGTCTGGGTTATGATCAAGACGATTCTGGGGCCCAGGCTGACTTTCTGGAATTTGTACCCAGGACACAAGTAGAAAAGACTGCTGACCTTTGCGAGATACATAGTTGCAGTCCTGCTAAAAAGATTCTATGTCAGGGTAATTGTGAATATCCCCAGGCAAGACAGAAATTTTTAAGTAGTATAGCAGGCACCTTGAACACTAAAAAGTTTCTGTTGGATAGGCCCTTAGTTGAGCAATTTCACCCAGCCTATTTATTTCTTGACGAAGCGCACGAAATATCAGACACAGTGGTTGACTTTGCTGGCTTAGTGCTTAGATGGAATCATAAATATCTGAAAAGGTACCTTAATCCATTATTAGGCAGGGCATCATTAAAGTGGGCTGGGGCTATTAGGGGGGACAGGATTGATCTAGGTCCTACAGACAACCAGGCTGTTGCTGGCATTAACCGGCAAAGGGGGCAGTCATTTTTACAGGACTTATATTTTGAAATGAAAACCAGTAGCCCACCTCACCCTATGCTAGGTGGGGACCCTGCCTTATTCAAATGGCATAAATTAAAATTAGAACAGATTGACATTACCCTGGCTGCAATGGACATTGAGCCAGAAAAGTGGTTCGTATATGCTGATGACAGGCACTTTGTGGCCAAGCCAGTAACAGCCAGATTCCATTTCAAAGCCCTGTTTGACAAGGCACCTAAGCTGGTCCTAATGTCGGCAACTATCGGCAACCCTGTGAATTTTACGAGAGAATTAGGTATACAGCCCGGGGAATGGGAATTTATTGAAGTGCCCAATGTCTGGCCAGGCTCAGAAAGACCTATTCTTGATCTGAAAGCCCCCAAGCTGGGTTATCGGTCACCAACTGAAGATTGGGATTGCCATGCAAAGTTGATTGCCAATGCTATCAATAGGTGCCCAGACCATTGGACAGGCATCATTCACACCCCCAGCAAAAAATTGGCCTGGGACCTTAGTGACAGGCTGCTGGATTTGACTGGTAGACCTATTTGGAATCCTGAGGATGGATGGGGCACAGAAAGGGCAATGAAAGAATGGTTGGAAATAACCGACAACGGGGCCCTGGCTGTGACATGGAATTTCTGGGAAGGGATTGACGCAGGCAAAGACAACATCTGTATTGTGGCCAAGGTGCCTTTTGTAAATTTTGCTGATCCATTTGACAAGGCAAGGTTTCGATTTGATGGGGCAGCAGGCAATCAAAGGACAGCCAATAAGATGGTCCAAGGCCTGGGCAGGACGCGTAGGGGCAGGGCTCAGGATTATGGCAAGGATAATGGCTTAGTAGCAATTGCTGATGGACACTGGTCAAGGTTCAGAAAGTATATCAACCAAGGAATCCTTAAGGCGATACAATGACTAAGACTAATAAAATAGGCGGTGAAACCTTAAAATTTCTAAAATTGGGTTGACAACTGCAACAGGATAGAGTATACTGGGCTTAGTTGTTTGTTCTGCTGACCTAGTTGCCCACCAGGGCAAGAAAGAAAGGACCCAAAAATGAGTTTCAAAGGATACACCACAGAAGGGGCAAAGATCGAGGCCCAGAAACCCCAGCAGCTGAATGGCAAGACTGCTGATGAAATTGTCATCTATCTGCAAGGTCATTTCAAGACTGAAATGGAACTAGATGACCAGGGCAGGCTGGTGGGTCAAACCCCCCTTAACAAGACCACAGCTTATATGATGGCTGTGTACCAGGCCCTGTTTGACCCAAGCGATTGGCGCAACCCGTTTTATGCCATACATCCTGATTGTGGAAGTGAATGGGCAACAGCAGCCATAATCTGGTACCACGGGGCGCGTGGGCACCAGACCTTTGCTGGGGTCCAGTCCCCAGGGTACCAATGCTGGTAAGTAAACAATCTGGGTTGTGTTAGACAACTGCAACCCAGGTATGATACAATTAAGGCACCTAAATAGGTGCCTTTTTTTAATTATCTAACCAATAGAAAGTAGAAAGGGAAAGAAAATGGAATTCGATTTTAGTGTTATTCAAGACCTGGCCATTGGGACAACTGCCCTGGTGCCCATAATCATTGGACTGGTTACCCTGGCCAAGCGAACTGGTCTTATACAGGATCAGAATGCCCCATATCTGGCTGGTGGGTTGTCAGTAATAGGTTATGTTGCAGCCCTGCTGTTGCAACAATTTCCTCAGTGGGTGGTTATTGCAGAACCGATTGCCTATTCGGTATACATCTTTCTGGTTGTATCCGGCGTCTACCAGCTAAGTAAGACCAGCAAGTAACTCTTTAGGATGGATGACCCAAGATCAGCCTGGTCCTGGGATCAGCTACCAACTTGGCTGAGTCCCATTCTGATTGTTCTATACATCCTGAGGAATCATATCAGGGCCTGGTATATACAGTTATTTAAGGTGACAGATGATACCAGGGAACACAGACAGGAACTGGACACAGTTAAGCTGGAAGCAAGCTTGCAGGACCAGGCTGCCATGCGACTCAGGCAGATTCAGATTGACAACCAGGCTTTGAATATCCTAAAAGAAACCATTGACTGGTCAAGGGTTGAATTCAATGACGTTGAACAGCAGGTTCGGGGAATTCATATGGCAATCCAGAGAAATAATGACTTAATAACTTTATTGAATCAACATCTGGTTCAGGTTATTCAAAAGCAGAATCGAATTCTTGACCTGATACAAGGTGACCTGGGAAAGGATAGGGATGGGGACATTGATTGAACAGCTAAAAAAAATCTTTAAGTGGCAAAAAAGGGAATCAGCTGAGATAACACATGCTTTCAGAAGGATTGTTGCATCTACTGAATGATACTATTCGGTTAAGAATAGCAGCCCAGGACCTTGTTATCTTTGTCTGGTTTGCGGTCTGGGCCTACCGATTCATTAATGATTATCGCAAAGGGGGCAATGGGGCAACTTTGGGACTGATTGTCTTTTTTACTGCCTTGGCAATAATGTACCTTAACGATGCTTTTGGTTTTATTTATCTTTCTTTTGACAGCTGGCATATGCCTTTTTTTAACAGCATTTTTTTATCGATTGCTGAAATCTCAGGGCTAGCTGTTATTGCAGCCCTGGTTCTATTGCAATGGAAGTTTACTAAGGAATAAAAATGACCAAGACAAGGACAGTTATTGATGAACTGAAGAAAAAGGTTAAGGGGGACCATATTGCCCTACTGGACTTTGAAAAGTCTTTCTGGCATCGAGTCCGCGACCTGCAATCAGAATACCAGGCTGGGGAAAAGATAGAAGAAAAGTTTGCTGACCTGATTAAAACGGCAATGTCCCTGCAACAGCAATACCAAAGCAGCCGCGAAAGGTTAGGGGTAATTGCTGCTGCAAGTCTTGAAGATAAGGATATTTTAGCTGCAATTATTGACGCCAGTGGAACAAGGGCTGTCCTGATCCAGAACCTTATTGAAATATTTTTTCGCTCAGATTATAAGATGCTGGTACAGGTCCTTGAACAGATGAACCCGCCCATCAGAACCAAGGCCTGGGGCAAGCTGGAACAGGACCAGCTACAAGATATTGCTGGTGAAATCTTGCCTCTTTTGACTGAAGAAGTCCAACAAGAGTTATTTCAGGGGTTAGAGGATGAAAGTTAATGTGACCACAGAAACTGCCCAGGATGGGGTGACCAGAGTCAGTCTGGAACAGTCAAGATCAGGCCTACAGATTGCGGTGACTTGCTCTAAGGATGGATTTGTTATTCAGCCCGGGGAATTGTTCAAGCTGGTGCCTTATTCTGGTCTGGCTTTTGAGATTATTCCTCATCCTCAGGGGGCGCAGATTGCCAGGGCTCATGAGGACAGCAACTGGTTTAATACGGCAATAGAACAAGAGGCAAAATAAATGGCTGAAACTATCCAAAAGTACAAAGTAATTGGGTCCATTGATGATCAGAACCGGCTGACCCAGGAAGTGGTACCACCCAAAAGCTGGCTGGCCAAAGTAGCGGAAAAAGCAGAAGTCTTTGTGGTGGGCTGGCTGACAGGGGCAATTACTGCTGCTATGACTTTCTGGCTACTGTCCTGAATGGCCCTGAGACTTACCAGGATGGGCAGGACAAGGATTATAGGCAAAAAAGGTATGCTAAGTACCAAAATTAGGAAAAGGGCTTAGAGGCGATTCTATGGCGTTCCAGGGGCAACCTTTTGGGAAGCAACCCCTGGCTGTTAGCAGCCCCCACCATTGCAAAGGGAAACTGTCACCCCGCAGGGGGCGAAACGTAGTGCAGCAGCCCCGCGGGTTTCGCGGGGCTTGACAGTTGACCGGCAATGGTACAATGGATAGGGCTGCCAGGGTTGCAAAGGTGGATAGGGCTGCCAAGGTTGTAAGGATAAGAAAATGGATGAATTAAAACCGCTAAGTGAAAGAGTACCCATCAAAAAACATCGACTATTCATTGATGAATTATTCAAATGCAATATGCATCAGGCCCAGGCATATCTTAATGTTTATGGTGGGGATTATGACAATGCGCGCGCCAGATCGTCAGGATTAGTTGCAAAGCGTAACATTGCAGAGGAAATTGAACGCAGATTAAGTGAAAAAGCAATGACTGCCAATGAAGTAATTGCTCGATTGGCAGAACAGGCCCAGGCCCAGTATAGCGATTACATCAGCCCTGATGGGACTGTTGATTTGGGCAGGCTGCTGGAAGATGGAAAAGGACATTTAATCAAAAAGACCAAGCACAACAAAGATGGTAAGCTGGAAGTTGAATTTTATGATGCTCAATCAGCATTGGTTCACATTGGAAAGATACATTCACTTTTTACTGATAGGGTTGAGCATACAGGGGAAGTTGAACATAAGGTCAAGGTCATTGGGGGTCTGGACCTAGATGACATTTAGTATTATTAATGGACCAGCTAACACGGCTGACTTTACGTTCTATGGTGGGGCCAGAGATTTTGCTATGTATAAGGGGGCTGAAGCAATTCTACATGGCCCAGCTGAAACAGGCAAGACCCTATCAGCCCTTAACTTTTTGCATCTTTGTGCCTATAAATATCCTGGTTGCAGCCTGGTCATTGCCAGAAAGACTTTGGCATCAACTTATTCAACTGTCTTGCAAACTTTTCAGAACAAGGTCATTAGTTCAGACCCTGTTCAGCCCTATGGGGGACAAAAGCCAGAATGGTTTCAATATCCAACTGGGTCAAGAATCTGGATTGCAGGCTTAGACAAGTCAGGCAAGATTCTGTCAGCAGAGCATGACATTATCTATGTGAACCAGGCTGAAGAATTGATGTTAGATGACTGGGAAACATTGACCACCAGAACTACTGGCAGGGCTGGTAATATGCCCTACAGCCAGACCATTGGGGATGCAAATCCAGCATATCCAGGCCATTGGATGTATACCAGGGAATCGATTAGATTGTTTTATTCTCACCATACTGACAACCCTGTCCTATATGACCCATTAACAGGACAGCTGACCCAGCAAGGCCAAGTAACCATTTCCAGACTCAAGAATCTGACCGGCATGCGCCGGGTTAGGCTATATGAAGGTAAACCTGCCCAGGCTGAAGGGGTTATATTTGAGGATTGGAATCCGGCTGTTCACTTGATAACAGCTGATCAGTGCCCTAAAGAATTCCCCAGGTATATTGCTGGCCAGGACTGGGGATATACCCACCCTGGGGTGTTAGGTATATGGGGGGTTGATTCTGATGGGCGCATGTACCTAATTAGGCAGGTATATCGGACTGGCCAAACCATTGACTGGTGGGTTGAAAGGGCTCAGGAATTACACAAAAAGTACCGGCTGGAAGCTATTGCCTGTGGTCCTGATCAGCCAGCGTATATTGAATCTTACCAACAGGCTGGGCTGCCAGCAGTGCCAGCTATCAATGACGTATTGCCAGGTATCAATACGGTTCAGCAAAGACTTCAGACAGCTGGGGATGGAAAGCCCAGGCTGTTTATTGTACGCGATTCCCTAATCTACCAGGACCAGTCCTTGATTGATGCCAAGAAGCCCCATAAGACAGAAGATGAATTTGGGGGTTATGTCTGGGCCAATCGACAAGATAAGGAACAGCCTGTCAAGGTTGAAGATGATGGGATGGATATGGCCAGATATGCAGCTATGTATGCTGACAAACCTATACCCAAAGCCAAAGTTGTGATGATAGATTGGTGACCTAATGACTACAGAAATTATTAAGAGTATAGACCAGGCAGTTAGTGACTCAGTTCAAGTCAGGGCGACCCAACCAGAACAGGGCAGAAGCCCCCTACTAGCAATTTTAGCTAGGGCTGGGGAATTAATAAGCCCCTGGTGGTCCCAGCGTAGGGACTCAGAACTGGACAGATTCTATAAGTCCAGTGACCACATTGCTGGGGCTTTCTATACCTTGACCAGCAGGCTAACATCTGTCCCATATCGCGTTGAACCAAGGGACCCTAGCATTGCCAGGCATAGAAGGTTGGCAGAAGAATACCAACTAAATTTAGAATCTGAATCAGAGTTCGGGCAGGGCTGGGGCACCTTGCTGACCAAGCTGTTGATGGACTTATACTCAAGTGATAATGGCCTCTTTGTTGAAGTCATTGGTGGGGGAAACAAGGATGGACCTATTAGGGGGCTGCCAGTTGGCTTGGCTCATTTAGACAGTCACAGATGTACCAGAACAGGGTCTGTTGAATATCCTGTCCTGTATGAAGATACTGATGGGCGCATGTACCGGCTACACAGAACCAGAGTTCTCTATAGGTCCCAATTACCCAGCAGCAGGGCTGATATGTATGGGGTGGGATTCTGCTGGCTGTCAAGATGTCTTAATGTGGCCCAATCAATGGTTGATGTAGCAGTCTACAAACAGGAAAAATTAGGCAGTAGGCAAAAAAGGGCTATTGGCATCACCCAGGGGGGTCTTGACCCTGAAGATGTAGCATCAGCTATGGCTATGGCCAATGCCACAATGGACAGCAGAGGCATAAGACGTTATAGCCAGGTCCCATTCATAGGTGATAGGAATATTCCAGATGGGGATATTTCCTTGATTGATCTGGTCAGCTTGCCTGACGGATTCAATTATGAGGATGATGTCACCCTGGGCATGTTCACTATTGCCCTGGCAGGCAACGTTCCAGCAAGATGGTTATGGCCTGCAACTATGACCGGGGCAACCAAGGCAGACGCAATGTTCCAGCATGTGGCAGGGCTGTCTGGTGGGCCTGGGGCAACCCTGAAGATGATAGCTGAAATGCTGGGGGGCCCTGCAACTGGGACTGGTGGTGCCCTTTCCGATGTACCCAGGTTTCTGCCTGCCCCCCTAAAGATGGTCTTTGATTTTCAGGATGATGAACAAGATAGAATGGCGGCTGAAATTGCCAAGGCCAGGGCAGAGGCAAGGCAAAAGAATCTAGACTCTGAAGTTATATCCATCAGGACAGCCCGAGAGGATATGCTAACAAAGGGGGAATTGACAGAGTCTCAATTTGAGGAATTAGAATTAGATTCTGGTAGACTGCCAGATGGTCTGGACATCCTGACTCTGTTCCATACCAAGGATGAACAATTTGTAGGGCTCTTGGCTATTGATGCCCAAGGGGACCCCTTAGATGTTGAAACTAATGACCCAATGATCTGGGCACCGGCGATTGATAAGCAACTAAGAATAGTGGAGTCTGTAGCGGTCAATGCTGCCAATGGCAAGTTAAAGAAAAAGGCCAGGCAGGTAATTGTTGCTCTAAACAAGCTAAGGGACTTGATTAAGAGTCCTGGGGAATCGGTTGACATTGAACCAACTGTTGCCCCTGAGGAATCAGAAAATGTTACCCAGGATCAGCAACCACCACAACAGCCCGAACCTAAACAAGAAGAAGAGGATGAAGAAGGGGGTGAAAAGTCCCTATCCCCTTTTGACCTAATTAAAACCAGGGCTGACATGCTGGCTGGTATCAGGTCAGCTATCAGAGGTTACTGGGCAGGTGACCTTTCAAAATTTCAATTTGTTGATAATATGAATTCTGTTCTGACCAGGCGACTGACCCAGGCCTGGCAAGAGGGTGCAAAAGAGTGCGGTATCAGGCCAGATGAATTGACAGGACAGGAAATTACAGCCTTGCAAGGTATGATTTCAGGACAGCTATCCTATGTCCTGGGGCTGGCCAATGACATTGAGTCTGGCAGCAAGGCAGAAGGGGGAAGGCTGGGCCCATTTTTAGACAGGGCCCAGGTCTGGGCAAGTCAATATCAGGTTGCCAGGGATAGGGGCAGGGGTATGGCCTGTGCTGACCAAAAGCTGGAATGGGTTATTGATCCAGCCAATGACAACTGTGGGTCTTGCCTTAAATTAGCTGGCAAGGTTAAAAGGGCATCATATTGGGATCAGCAGGGAATCTATCCTCAGGTTAATGGTGCCAGCTACTTAGAATGCAAAGGGTATAGGTGTGGTTGTCGGCTACAGCCCACAGATAAACCATTGTCAAAGGGCCCATTACCAGGCCTGCCATAATCAAAACGTATTAAGCAAGGAGTCATTAAGATGATACAAGGCAGCATCAATCCGGTTGTAGTGGTCAGCAGCCCAAACAAAATACAAGCTGGGGCTGCAATTCCTGTGGCAGCCATTGCAGCAGCTGATGTAGGCACTAGGGCCATTGATGGGGGGTCTATTCAGCCTGTTTACGTGGTAGATGATGCCTACATTGCTACACGGGGCCTGCAAGCTGGGGACCCCATTCCTGTTCTTGCCCTTTCTGGGCGTGGTCAGACGGCTGGGGCTGCAATTCCTGTCTATCTTATCTCGGGGACCTTGTAATGGCACATCCAGACATCTTTTATGATGCATACGACAAAGGGGTTATTAAGGGGCAACCCTATGGCAACTTTATTGTTGGGGGGACTGTCTATACAGTTTTAAGGGACTCAACCGGAACAGACCTGATTATTAAAGATGGGCAGCTGATTACCCTGGGCCCTGAAATATCTATACCGGCTGGCCTGGTGCCCAATTGGACTCAGGTCAATAAGTTTGGTCGAAGCACTAATGTTGATTCTGGGATTGATACTGACATCTGGGATAGGGCCAATGCTACTAATGACCAGGATATATGGCTGGCTCCTACAGCAGCCAGAATCCACACCATTGCCTCAACCAGTGCCCAGGACACAACTGGGGGGACCGGGACTAATTCTATCACTATTTCTTACTTGCCAGACTGGAACACAGCAGAGCAAACGGAAACAGTGACCGGCAATTTGAATGCTGGAATTGCTATGGCCAATGCTGCTGTCATTATTCACAGGATGAAGATCAATCCTCAGGCTAGTAGCACATCTGTAAATGTGGGCACTATCACTGCAACTGCGGCTGTTGATGCAACTGTTACTGCCCAGATTCAGCCTAACGAGGGTCAAACTCAAATGGCAATATATGGAATTCCATCAACCCAAGCAGCCTATTTGACCGGTTTTTATTTTAGTGTGCTAAGGGCCAATGCAGCTACAGCCTTTGTTGACATGCGCTTATTGTTCAATCCTGTCCCCCAGATTAATCCAACAGTCTTTTTAGTCAAGCATAGTTTAGGAACACAAAGTACTGGTGGCAATCCTGTCCAGCATTTCTTTAATCCCTATAACCGATTTACAGGACCAGGAATCTTTAAGATGCAAGGGGCTGGGTCAGCTAATGATTTGGATGTATCAGCAGGCTTTGATTTGTACCTTGAAACTTTATAACCTTTATACTACTTGAAACCGTAGGTTTCCCACAATGGGCAGATTAAGCAACATAAGGCAACACAAGACCCTGGTAGCCTATTTACAGAAAAAAGGGTCTTGCTATACCAGGTAATAAAAAAAAGCCCCCAGAGGCCAGCAGGGGCAGCCTGGGGGCTAATTAGCAAGGGATTGTTAGTCAGAATTGATCCATTCCTCATACACGGCAGCCAGGGCCTGTTCAATGTCGTCAAGACTGACCAAGGGCTGCTGAATAATCTTATATCGGAAATCAGCCAGAACGTCAGTTTTAATTGTTTTGACAGGCCTGGTGGTCAGATGGTCCCTGTCATATTTACTCAAGTGGTCTGGAAAAGTGATCTTGTCTACCAGTTGCTTTTGTACCTTAAGCAGTTCAATGTTCAGCCTTGTCAATTCCTGGTCAGTTTCTTTTTCAAGTTTCTGGACCATTTTATTGATAGTTGCTATCAATCGACCAGTTGTATCTTTTATTTCCTGGGCCTGCTGTTCTGCTTTTTCAAAGGCTGCAACATAATCAGGGTGGTTCTGAATGTCATCTTTAATGTGTATGGCAGTAATCCTGCTGTGGGCATCAGGGGAATAAACAAAGGTTGCTATGTGGTTCCAATAGTTGCCCTTAGCAGCAGATTGTACCATGTCTGGAAAGCTAACACCATCACCCCAGCTTAGGTCTTCATTAACGGATTGGGGACTAGTGGATTCAAAGCCCTGGGGTTGGGCATGCTTTTCAATGGCCCTATTAACGTCCCAGGCCCTACCAGAATTAGATTTAAGGGATTGGTCAGAAACATATATCAACCAGTCTCTTGGGCCTGCCCAGGTATTAGCTGATAACTCATACACCCAGACAGTGGAGTCCTTACCATGTTCCTGTTCGACTACAAACTGATCAATTTCTTTGGGTACCATTTTTTAGGTCCTTTCAAGACTAAAAGTTAAAAGTTGAATTTTAATTATCATATCATAACTTTCAATATTAAACAAGGGGGTAAACCTTAAAATATGGCAGAAGTTGTCTTTGTTTTCAAAGCTATCAAACCAAAACGGTTAAAGATTGATGCAATCCGGCTGGAATTGCTTAATGAATTGAGGCGCGAAGGAAAAGACCAGCGAAATGAACTGGACAAGACAACTGAAACTTGGAAAGGCGACAAACCAAAGTTTCAATCTGAGATTGGTTTAGGTGCCAGTGACGCGTCGGTTGCAACTGGGCCTGGGGGACCTACCCAGGGGGTGAAAAAGTGGAATTGGCTGAATGAGGGTACCAGGGTTAGACATGCTTTAATGTCACCTAATTGGAGATCAAAGACTGTTCCCAGGAAAGTCAAGAGTCGAAGAGGCAGGGGGCGTCTTGTAACAGTTAGCAAAAAGATTGTTAGGCCAGGAATCAAGGCCAGGGAATGGTCTGGGATTGTTCAGGAAAGACGCAAAAAACCATTTCGGCGGAGGTTGCTTAAGGCAATGCAAAGGGCTGGAAAGGGGGCTTTCTAATCATTGGTTGACATCAAACTTTCTAAAGTGATAAAATATTCTTACAAATAAGGAAAAGGGATAATGACTGATAAGAATCAGACCCAGCAGAATCTTGAACAGGTTGATCAGCAACAGGGTGATCAGCAGCAGGAAAAGTATTACTATCCTGGCGAGGAAATGGGTAGCCCATATGGGCCTATATCCTTTGCTGAACTGGAAAAGATAGAAGCAGCCAAGGATGCTGCTATGGAATTGGACAAGTTGAATTACCATTTGCCTGAGATGGTTCAGAGGATTGCCAATAGGCCAGACTTTGACATTAGTGATAAGGAATTGGCCCTTAATGAACTAATGACAGAATATGGGACCCTGGTCAAAGAAGTCCTGCAAGTTGAAATTGACAAGGCAGTTGGTCTTGCCTTGATAGACCAGGACCCAGAAAAGGCAGTCTGGTCAACAGCTTTTGTCAACAGGTTGCCTGACTCTTCGTTCTTACATATCTTGCCTGGCGGGGAAAAGGACAACGAAGGCAAGACAACCCCCAGGACTCTAAGAATGTTTCCGGTCAAAGATGCATCAGGAAAGGTGGACTTGCCTCACCTTAGAAATGCCTTGGCCAGAATTCCCCAGTCTAACAGGATTGACGAAGCAACTAAAAGCAAGCTGACCACAAAAGCCAAGGGCATGCTGGCCAAGGCCAATAAGGATGTTGACCAGAACTGGTTCAATGTCCTGGTTGACAAGGTCAAGACTGCCCTGGGGCAAGAGCAATCCCAGCAGTCTAAGACCCAGGTGGGCCCTTTTATGATTTACAAGGGGGCTGATGGGGCTTATAAGTGGATTGCCAGATATAGCAACAATTTTTTGGACAAGGAACAAGAAATTATTTCAGCAGACAGTCACAAAAGATTTGTCAGCTTGGTTGATAGTGGGCAGGCATCTTTGCCAGAACTATGGTTGTGGCACAACAAAGACTGGAAATGGGGGTCAGCAGAATGGATAGCATATGATGACACCGGCAACAACACCGGATTTCCAATAGCGGGGGGTACGGTAGACAAGGGCTTTGAACCTTTGGCAAAATTCTTAATGAGTTTGCCCCCAGAGTCTGTAGGTGTTTCTCATGGAATGCCTGTTTCATCTATAAAATATGATGACAATGATTCCAGAGTCATTGTCGAACATGTGACCAGGGAAATCAGCCCATTGCCAGCAACTTGGGCAGCCAATGACTTGACTGGATTCCTGGTCCTATCTAAAGATACGGAAAGGGAAGAAAAAATGATTGACAAGAAACAAGAATTGCAGGACAAGTGGGGACTGCCAGCAGGTATTCTGGGGGCTGTTGAAGAGACGAACAAGGCCCAGGCTGATGCAGCCCAAAAGGAAGGACTCGATTCTAAGTCCAAAGATGACCCAGAACAATCTGAAGCCCAGGAGCAGCAGGAGCAGCAGGAGCAGCCCGGGGCCCAGGAACAGCAAGAACAACCAGCTGAGGAATTGCAACCCCTGGTTGAAGATACCGGAGTCCGGCGCGAGGAATTGCAAGATGTTGTAAGTATCATTGGGGAACAGATTGCAACCCTGTCCCAGGCTGTAGCAGCCATTGGGGAACAGGTCAAAGCCCTTTCGGTTGACCAGGCTCAGCAAGAGGCTGAAACCTTAACTGACTTGTACCAAAGGGCAGTGGGGCATTCCCAGGCTAGACAGGATAAGCGCGAGTCCTTGGCCAAGGATGGGCCCAGGGAAACCCAGCCAGAACCGGATCAAGTAATTGCTACTGGACAGTCCCTGGTTGATGGGATCGTATCATCCATTGTGACCGGCAACTGGGCCAAGGATATTGAAAAGGCTCAAAAGGAATTCTTACAGCAATAGGTTTGCTGACAACTATCAATCTTACTATTCTTTAGGAGCAAAGAATCATGGCAGAAATCAATTTTCAAGACATTGACGTTATCAAACAGGTTGCGGCAAACCAGGAAAAACTGATTTCCTTGATGGAACATTATCAAGGCCAGGTTGCCAAAGACCAGGGGCTGGCAACCAAAGCCCCAGCCAGTACCGCAACTAACACGTTCTTGCATGGTGGTACCGGCATTTTCAGCACACCAGGTCTGGAACGTGAGATTATCACAACCCATGTTAGACCCCATGGCCTGGCTACTATGCTACCTAAGATGGGATCAGTTAATGAAGACCCCAGGTATGGGGCCCTGACTGGCTACAGTGATGACCAGGGGGCAGAACCATTGCAGCCTTGTGATGATGCCCCAGACGGCTTTGTCAAGGCCTGTAATTTGCAGGCCCAGTTTGGGCGCGTGGCGCGTGATACTCGTACCATTGAAATGGACAAGGTTATGTTACGGGTCAACCGTGGGGACTTTACTGACCTGAGGCTGGTGGGCGAGGTTCTTGGAATGACTGATCTGTACCCCAGAGGCCTGAATCAGTCCCAAATCTTGAACCTTATCACTATGTCTGAAATGGTCAGTGCGGCGGTTCGGATGGAAAGGAAACTTTGCAGCCATGTCTGGACTGGCAGCCCCAGCAACAACAACCCTGGAGGTGGGTACAAGGAATTTCCTGGCTTAGACAACCAGATTGCCACAGGCCAGGTTGATGCTGACACCAACACTGCCTGTGCCAGTCTGGATAGTGATGTGAAAGATTTCCAGTATGCTGACGTTTGTGGGTCAACCCAGGACATTGTTGAGTACATGTCAATGCTGGAATATTTCATCTACACCCTGGCTGATGATACCGGCATGCTACCTGGTCAATGGGTCTGGGCCATGCGTCCCCAGCTGTGGTATGAATTGACTGCCTGCTGGCCATGCAAGTATAACACGAACCGTTGCACCAGCATCGGCGGCGATGCCAGAGTCCTGACTGATGGGCGAGAAAATATCAGTGACCGTGACAGGATGCGGCGCGGCATGACCATTGATGTTAATGGGCGTACTTATCCGGTTGTCACCGATACCTGCATCTATGAGCATAACGCGACCAATGACTCCAGTAATCTTAACGCTGGGGAATACGCCAGCAGTATCTATTTTATTCCTATGCGGGTAGCAGGAAACTTCCCGGCAACCTATATGGAATATCTGGACTACCGCGAAGCTGGGGCTGACATTGCCCTGATGCAAGGACGCGAGGACTTTTGGACTGACCGTGGTATCTTCAGCTGGGCAGTTGAGCAAACTAAATGGTGTTACAAGTTTAGTCTTAAGTCAGAACAGCGGGTTGTTCTGCGGACTCCTCAGCTGGCTGGCAAGATTGAACATGTCAAGTACAGCCCGTTACAGCACCTGAGGGATTATGATCCTGACAATACCCACTGGGTTAATGGTGGTGTATCGGCCAGGACCCCCAGTTCAGACTACGCTGTCTGGCTCTAATCTAACTTAAACAGCTGCTGTCAAATAAAAAAGGACCCCTAACCCTAATGGTGGTTAGGGGTTCTTTTGATTCTGAGCTTTTTTAGGGGCCTTTTTAGGGAATTTTAAGGTTCACTTGCATTGTAAGTGTTGCAAAATGATGCATTTTAATGTATATTGGGCGCATGGAAACGAGAATCTTAAACAGGCAAGAATAATGAAACGGACCGTAAAGATTACTTACAAGGTCATTGAAGGGGCTGATATTTTAACGCAAGGCCATGAATTATCTCGGCACCTATGGAATCAATTACGGTGGCACCAGTTTGGCTATAATGAAAAATTGCGGCGCAGGCGGGGCGACAGTTGGGAAGTTTACAGGCGCAATGTGCCCCACGCGCGAGGGATAAAATATTTGGGCAACTTTGGGATGCAAAAGGTTATTAAAGATCATTGGAGTGCTAAAGATTTAAGTGACCGCTGTTCTTCTTACACTATCAAAGATTTTGACATTGCAATGCGGTCCTGGTTTAGCAATATCAAAACTAACCCAAAAGCCAGACCGCCACGCTACACCAAAGAAGGGCGGTTGCTTTATTTTGAGGTTGGGCGCAATGCCAGGTCAAAAGGTGATTGGACGTACCATTTGACTGTCCTTGGTAGGCACATCAAAGATAGACATGCCCTGGTCAGGTTGCGGATTAGGCCTGGTGTCAAAATGCGGGACATTAAACTTATTCGGTTGCATCCTGATGGTTCGGGCGATGCTATTATTAATCTTGAGGCAAATAACAAAGTATCAGGCAATGGTGTAGCTGGGGTTGACCTGGGAATTATCAATATGGCTGCTGTTGCTTTCCAGAATGGTGAAAGCATTCTGTATTCTGGCAAAGGGTTATTGGCTAGTAATCAATGGCATCAAAAGCAGGCTAAAGCTTGCAAGCCTAAAAATTGGCAAAAGGGCAAAGCCGAAAGTAGACAATCTGAGAATTTCAAGAGGTATCGATGCAAGGCAGGCAATATTCAGAAGCTGGCTGTCCACAATCTGACTCGACATATCATTAATGAATGTATTGTCCGCCAGATAAGGACACTTGTCCTGGGTGACCTGAGGGGCATCAGAGAACAGGCGAACCACGGCAAAAAAGGGAACCAAAAGTTGCACAATTGGCCCTTTGCTGAAATAAGACGCCAGCTTGAATACAAAGCAGAGGAGGTTGGAATTGAGACAATAGCAGTAAGTGAACGTAACACATCAAAGTGTTGTCATCTGTGTGGACAGGTGGGTCGTCGTAGTCCAAGGGGGCTACTAACCTGCCAGCAATGCGGAGTTGTAGTAAACTCGGATGTAAACGGGGCATTCAATATTCTTAACAAAGTATCACCATCACCAGCTTACGCTGGTGTAGGTGTAGGGGCCAACTTACCTGGCCTGCCGTCACCACTACCGGCAGTATCAGTGAGAATCGGCAAAGTACAATCAGTTTCGCAAATACACCCCACTTTTGTGGCAAAATTCGATTTGCGGAACTGGTCAATTGTGCAGACCCGTTGCAACTCAATATCTAGTGGACCATTCCTGTAATGCTACCCTGGATATTGGTGTTGCAACGGGTAGTTCACAGGAATGTGGACTGTAAATTGGACTTGGAAACAGTATGGCAGGATAGGGTTATCTAGTTGCAACGGGTAGTTCACAGGAATGTGGACTGTAAAAGACAGTGGATTATTCCCCCAGTTTGTTTTATTAGACGTTGCAACGGGTAGTTCGCGGGAGTGTGGACTGTAAGGTGGCAGACAACTCGACAAAACAGTGTTGCAACGGGTAGTTCACAGGAATGTGGATTGTAAGCTAGTAAAGGGGAAGACTGATTAAGTTGACGAAAGAACAAGCAAGAATCACAATAGTAATTGATCAGGCAACTAAAGAAAGACTGGTTAAATTAGCAAGGGAACAGAATCGCAGTATGGCAGCCCAGGCTGGACATATGCTAAGGGCTGCCATACGGTTTTCTGACACTGTTGAAAAAATGGACCTTGCACCACAAAAGGAAAAAGGATGAAAATAGTTGTTATCAGTTGTGACCTATACGCTGATACTTGCAGAGCTTTTGACGACAGGTTGAAAAAGGTCTGGCCTGACTGCCCCTGGGAAGTGATCTTTGTTACCAATTCAAAAAAGTTGCAGGTTAACAGAACAGTCTATTATCTGGGGGACAGGCCTGACATTGCCTTTGGCTGGCGATTGAAAACATTCCTCAGGCAATATTACGATGACTCTCACCTTTTGTTTATGATGTCTGATTACCTGCTGAAAGATGTTAATGCCCCAGTTGTGCAAAGGGCTGCTGAACTATGCGTTGATTCCAATGGGGGAATTGCCCATTGTAGATTAAGGCCTATGCCCCCACCCCAATTTGATTATCCAGAACCAGGCTTTGGCAGAATAGATAAAAGAAAAAGATATTGCCTTTCCTTACAGCCTGGCATATGGGAACGTGAAACCTTGATGAATCTATTAAGGGAATCTGAGGACCCATGGAAAACAGAAATATGGGGAAGTGGCAGGGTTGCACACAACGTAAAAGGGGTCTTTTTAAGTACAAAGGAAATGGTGATGCCTCACACTAATTATTATTATAAGGGGCAACCCCAGGGGGTGAATTGGGTTATTGATAATGTTGACCCAGAAAACTGGACTGATGCAGCCAAATCAAAGAAAGCAGGTAAGAAATAGTGACATATAGACCTGTTCTAGTTTGTGTAGCTGGTACCTATAGGACAGCATCATCAACCCAATATCAGATTACCAGGGACATTGTTGAAGAGTCGGGCCTGGGTCTGGGCATTGGGTACCATACTGAAGGGGCTTTGCAGAAATATGACAACTATGATGCAACCTACATTGTTTGCAAAGTCTTTGCTCCCATCTGGCTCTATTATTATGACACCCATGACAATCTAAAAAGAAAAGAATCTTATGGCAAAGTCTATCACCAGCAAGGCAGGTTACTGGGTGTGGTCAGTATACGCAATCCCTTTGACATCTTGACCAGTATGAAAACCAGGACCCTAAGCAGGCAAGGGGGCAAAAGGGAAACTGAACCATGGGACGGTATCAAGGTTGCATCACAGGATTTCCCCAAGTGGTTAGGTGATCTGGAAAAATGGTGTAATCTGTGGCCCTTGACTTACTGGTCCAAGTTTGAGACATTTACCCAGGACCTTGCAACTGAGGCCATGGGAATCGCGAAGCACCTAAGAATTAATCTGACCCAGGAAAAGGCCCAGGAAATAGCAGCCCGTTATACCCCCCAAAAGATCAACGCCAGGAAAGGGCAAGAATACAACAGGCCCTTGGAAAGTGAAAAAAGACATCTGTCGGTTGTGCCTCAGGTTGTGCATGGCACCAGTGGGCACTATAAAGACCATTTAACCCCAGAAGAAATACTTGCAGTTGAAAAGTATAACATGGACTTTTTCTTGAGATTTGATTATCCCCTTAATTTTCGTTCTTTAGGTTGATTATGGTTGATTATTATTTCTTGATTAAGGTTGATTAATTAATGATAAGAACTGGTTCTGTCTGTTGTGTTACGGTCAACTTTAGGACCCCAGACCTGGTTAAGACCTGTGTTGAATCTTGGTTCAATTACTACCCAAAGATTCCCCATATTGTTGTTGATAATGGGGGCTGCCAGGACTCTATCAAAGTCCTGAATGAATTAAGCAATCAGGGCAAGATTGCCGGACTGGTCAAGAATCCCGAGAATATATATCATGGCCCAGCTTTGAACCAGGGAATTGGCTTTGGTTGGGCAATGGGGGCAACTTACGCTTTCTTACTAGACTCTGATACCAGGGTCAAGAAGGGGGGCGCGGTTGAAAATATGATAGCAGCCTTTGAACAAGACCAGGACCTTTTTGCAATCGGTTGGTTAAGATATGTTAGCCAGGCTGGTATTGCCTACAAGACTATTTATCCTGAAATTTATCCTGAAGCTGCTGTTAAGTATATTCATCCCTATGCCTGTATGGTTGACATTTCCAAACTGGCTCTAATGCCTGCCAGGTATACCGAAGGGGGTGCCCCAGCAATTGAGATTATGAAAAAGGTGCCAGATTATGGTTGGACAGTTTCAAACTTTCCAATTGGGGAATATATCTGGCACAAAGAAGCTGGTACCAGGGGTCTTTTTGGGGGGCAATTCAGACCAGAAACCAATGCTAAGATACAACCTTACAAGAGGCGAAAATTGTGACCCCAAAGAATTATGTACTGAAAATAATGAATGTGACAGCATGGCTGTCTTTTGTCGCGTCAGTCTGGCTGGCTATTCTTTGGGGGGATGTGTCCCCATGGCGATTCCTTTTTGCTGCTTTTTTCTGGCTGATTGTAGTCTTGATTGTTGCATCTTGGGATTATCACTTAACTAGCAAGGGTGGAAAGTATGACTGAAATTGCATTGCTGATCCTGTTTATTCTTTTGTTCTGGTGGGTTATTATTAAGGGGGAAAGAATAGAATGACTCTTTTAGCTATTGTAGCAATTATTGCAGGGGCCCTGGTGGTTCTGTGGATTATTGATGATGTCAGGTATGGATAATGTCTGATAATCCTTTTGATGACTTGTTGAATATTGCATGCGGCTTTGACTGGCTGACTCCAGCCTGGGCTTTTTTGAACGACTTTTTAGAAGGACCGGCAGCCCATTGGGGCATTTCATTTAACACAACTTGGGATAGTAGGGCAATTAGAAAACTGTTGCAGAAAAAAGGAGTCAAGTCCTGGGGCTATATGCTTAACACGGATGGAACTATGATAATGTTTTCTACCAAGAAAACGCAGGCCAGATATGCTGGTTATGTTCTGCAAGAAGCTGGAGTCCCTGTCCTGTATTCGCCAATTCAGCAGCAGGCCTACACAAGGAATTTGCAACATGAAGATAAAAAAGACAATCCACTTGCCTGGTTATATGGTTCAAATCATAGAAAGGGAAATGGAAAAAAGTGGGGCATCTTTTAATGCTGTTGTCACCAGGCAACTATACCAGAAATTTCACCCTATTCATGACAACCCAACTGATCTGGAATCAGCTGCAACTTATCTTAGGGACATTGCTCAGAACCAGGGCCCAGCAGCGTCAGTCCACATGTGGAATCGCATAAAGCATAGGTACCCAGACCATACCTGGGACCCAGAAAGGCTGGAACTGGTATGACTGACCAACATTGGCGCAAAGCCCAGGGCGAAAAAATGACCATAGCAGAAAGGGAATTATTGTTCTATTCTGCTGTGCAAGTTGCCCATTCTTTTTCAAAACCCACTATTGTTAATATTGGGGTCAGCTGGGGTGCATCAGTTCATTGCCTGGCAGCTGGTGCACCAAAAGCCCACCTTATTGCCATTGACCCAGATTTATCAACCAGGCCCTTTCAGGGCAAGGATAAGCTAGATGGTATTGACATTGCCTTTGTGGAAAGTGAAAGTCAGACTTATCTTGAAAAGAATCCGGCTGAACCATACCATCTTGTTTTTGTTGACGGTTGCCATACATTTGAGTGCGTCCAACAAGATATTGAAATATTTGCCCCCCACATTGCAGCTGGGGGGTTACTTATCTTTCATGACTACAGACCCCAGCCAAGGGATAGAAACAGATTACAAGGGGTAAAATTTGCAGTTGATACCTGGTTTATATCTGCCAGAGAATGGCAGTGGAAGAAGGCAGCAGATTCCATTGCTTCTTTTGTTAAGGTGAAATAATGACTCACTATTGGGAAAAGGGCATGGGCAATGATGTGCCCCTGGCAGAAAGACTATACTTGCATCAACTTGCCTTGCTAGTTAAGGCCAGATTTGAAAAACCTACCATTGTCAATATTGGGGTCAATCGGGGCACCAGTTTGCATCCCCTGGCGGCTTCAGGTTGCAGAGTTCTGGCGATTGATACAAACTTTCGGGTTGACATCTTTGGCAAGGACAAGCTAAAAGGTGTTGAATATTTTGAAGCTAACAGCACAACCTTTCGGGCCCAAGATTTTAGCTATCATCTGGTCTTTGTAGATGGGGGACATGATTACCCTATAGTTAAAGATGACTTATTCAATTGGGGTAGATGGATTCCGGAAAACGGAATCATAGCAGTTCATGATTACTACACAGATGACAAGCCAGAAAAGCATCAGGAAAGACTGGCTGGGGTCAAAAGGGCTGTTGATGAATACTTTGTACTAAGGAAAGGAACTCCCTGGGCCTGGTTAGGTGGGGCTGGGTCCATTGTAGCGTATGAAAGGGTTACATTTTAATGGTTGTGTATTCTGCCTTGTTTGGCCCTTATGACATCTTACATCCTACCAAGTACAATGCTATCTTGTATACTGATCAAGATGATGTTCGGGCAGATGGATGGGCTATTAGACAGGTTGACCCACCCCACCAGGATGATGTTAAGGCATCAAGATATTATTTTAGCCAGTCCCATCTAGTAGCCCAGGTTGAAGGGACAGAATACACTATCATGCATGGTGCCAATGCAACCTTAAAGATACACCCTGAGGAATTAATTAAATATTTGCCCCCAGGGATTGATCTTGCCTGTGTTGCTCACCCCAGACGAAAAGTTGCCCAGGAAGCGCGAGTCCTATCCAGAATGGGCAAAGATGACCCAGACCGAATTGAAAAACAGATGGAAAGATACCAGGGGGAAGGATTTTTTGATAGCCCTTATGCCCAGGACTTGTCAGCCCTAATTGTTGTTGTGAGGCGCAACACCCCAGCTTTGCAGGAATTTGAACAGGCATGGTGGGCAGAACTATGCAAAGATGATACCAGCAGCAGGGATCAGCTATCTTTTGAATATGTACGCTGGAAAATGGATTTTGAAATCACTAGGCTGCCCAGGCATTGGAAAAATTACCTTAATCTGTATGGGCACCTAAAGAAAAAGAGAGATAAATGATTAATGTTCTTTTAGTTGGTTGTGGCAGGATAGGAAAAAGACACTGCCAGATTTTATCTGGCCAAAGCGAAAAGGCCAAACTGGTGGGGGTTGTTGATTACTATGGGCCCAGGGCTCGTGACTATGGATCAAGATTTGATGTGCCCCATCTGGTTGCTGATACAACCAAAAGACAAGACAGGCCCAAGATTAGTGACTTTGCTCAGAAATGCAAGGGTGATCTTATCACCCTGGGAATAGCAACCGGCAACCATTTCTATAGCATTAATAATTTGATGCCATTGGGAATCCCTATGCTGGTTGAAAAGCCCCTGGTGCTAAGCCTACGTGAAATAGGCATCTTGGAACATAATGCCAAAGTATATGGCTCTTGGATTTGTGAAGTTAAACAAAACCGTTATAACGTGGCAGTCCAGACAATCAGGGACAACATATACAAGTTAGGCAAGATCAGGTTGGTCCATTGTAGTGTTTTATGGTCAAGGACCCCAGCATACTATGCTGATTGGCATGGCCAGTGGCTTGATGCTGGTGGGGTCCTGGCAAACCAGGCCATTCATCACATTGACCTATTGTGGTGGTTGTTGGGGGACATCAGGACAGTGTCAGCAACTGCTACCTATTCTAATTATACTGAAGTTGAAACAGGAATCGTTGCAACCTTAGGATTTGATTCTGGTTGCATAGGGACATTGCAGGCAACAACCCTGGCGACCAGGGACCTTGAAGGGGCAATTACCCTAATAGGTGAAAATGGGACAGTCAAAATAGGGGGCTTTGCCTGTAACCAAATTGACTTTTGGGAACCGGATCAGAACTGGGGGGATAAGAAAGAAAACCCCCCAGACGTTTATGGATATGGGCACCAGGCCATGTATGATGACATTGATCTGGCACAGCCCCCACCAGTCCCTATCTGGCAAGCTGCTAAAGCCCTTGAAATATGCCATGCAATATACCATTCCAGCAAAATGGAAAGCAGGGTTATTCTGGGGCAATCACATTACAAACACTCAAGACTGGGTAAAGGATGACTCTAACAGCTGGGGAATGGACCCTAATACATTCATCTGTGCAATACGGGGAAAATGTTGTCATCTGGCATAGAACCACGGTTCGAGAGAATACCGTTATTGGCAATAATGTCCACATTGGGCAGAATTGCATGATAGAGGACAAGGTCATTATTAAGGATGGGGTCAGAATCCATGGGGGTTGTTTCATTCCGGCTGGCACCATCCTTTCAGAAAATGTCTGGTTAGGTCCTGGGGTATATATTGCAAATGATCTATATCCTCAGACTGGTGGGGCCTTTCGGGGCGGTACCAGAATACAAAAAGGGGCAGTAATCGGAATGGGGGCAAGGATAGGACCAGGGCTGGTTATTGGAGCAGGGTCAATAGTTGGAATGGGGGCTGTAGTCTTGAAAGATGTGCCCAGTAGAACAGCGGTTGCCGGCAACCCTGCCAGAACAATTAAAACATCTTATTTTGATGTACTGGACTTTTTCAATGCTTAAATTTAATGACCTAACACCACAACCACAACTAAGAAAAAGGCTTGATTCTGCTTATGATAGGGTTATGTCATCTGGCACCTATGTGCGGGGCAATGAAGTTGTTGCCTTTGAAAAAGAATGGGCTGACTACAACGAGGCAAAATATTGCATCAGTTGCGGGTCTGGTCTTGATGCTTTGCAGCTGGTTCTAAGGGCCTGGGGCATATCCCATTCAGCAATTAAGGTGCCAGGCTGGACAGCGTCGTCAACCTGGTCAGCAGTTGAGGCAGTAGGGGCAATGCCTATACCAACAGAATTGTCTGCCCTTGATAACATACCAGAAATAGTGGTTCATTTATATGGGCACAGGGCACCAGTCATGCGGAACCTTGACCAGGAAAAAGATTATATCCTGCAAGATTGCGCGCAATGCCATGGCCTGAAGGTTAAGGGTACATGTGCTTGGTCATTCTACCCAACAAAGAATCTGGGGGCATATGGTGACGCTGGGGCAATTACCACAGATGATACCGAATTGGCTGCCCATCTGGTAGCACTAAGGAACCATGGCACCAACGGGGCAATTAACAGCAGGATGGACCCTTTACAGGCAGCCTTTCTGCGAGTCAAGTTGCCCTATTTGAACAGCTGGAACCAGCAAAGAAAAGAGTTTGCCCAGCTATACACAGACCGATTACAAAACGTTGCAGGGATAGAATTGCCAACAGGGGGCCCAGACTCAGTCTGGCACCAGTATACTATTATCCTAAAAAGTGAATATACCAGGGACTCGTTAAAACGCTGGTTAGTGGGTCAAGGTATTGAAACTATGGTTCACTATCCTATCCCACCACATAGGGCTTTGGGGTACCAGTACCACTTGCCTGAAGTAGATTGGCTGTCAAAGACAATTCTTAGTCTACCCATTGCCCCCCACCTTAGACAGGTGGATATACACAAAGTCTGTGATCTGATTGAACAGGCCCTTGGCTGATGCCAAGGGCCTTTTTAGTTGCAAGGAAAAATAAGGAACATATAGAAATAGGGTATAAATGATGAAAAAGATTAAGATTGCAGGTCATACCTTTGAATTACTAAGCCAGCTTGAAGCAAAGCAGGAAACCCAGGGTTGCCAGCATATATGGCAACCATATACCAAGAAGGTTGTGGTCAATCCTGGTGGTGAATTTGTAAAAGGTTATGGCTCAGAACATGTTCTTGTGTCTATTGCCTCAGGCAAGATATGTCAGAAGTGCGGGTTTGCTCAGTTGGACACAGAATTAGACAGGGCCATTGCCAGTGGCAAGCTAGAATCTGTTCTCACAGCCCACAGCCCTAATAGAACCATTTGTCAGATGTTAAGGGACCTTAGAAAGACCCACCCAGAGTCAGCAGATGAAATTGATAGCTGTCTTTTGGTTGCAAAAAAGATGGACTCAAAGCTGGTAGAATATGCTGGGACAGACCATGCAACCAGCTGGTATGACAAAGATGGAAAATTTATAACAGAGGAATAATACCCATGCGCGTCTTGATGCTACCTACCTTGGAATCTCAAAAGAACAGCCTTAATAGTGGGGTCAACCAGGTCTTGTTACATTATCACAAATATGCCAAAAAGTATGGTATTGAATTTGTAGGGCAAGACCAGGGATATGACATCACGGCTGTTCATGCTGGGGCAAGTCCTGTTCGGGCTGATGTGGCCATTCTACATGGCCTATACTGGACAGCTGATTACCCAGCCAGCAGGAATGAGTTCCGCACCAATGCCAGGATTGTTGAAAGCATCAGGACAGCTAAAGAGATTACAGTCCCATCAGCCTGGGTTGCAGAATCAATTCAAAGGGATGTCAGAGTCAGTCCCCATATTGTCCCCCATGGGATAGACATTGATGACTGGACTCCCCAATCGCCTCAGGGTAAGTATATCCTATGGAACAAGAACAGGGATAAAAAGGATGTCTGTGATTCCAGTATAGTTGTTGACCTGGCAGAAAGATTCCCCAGGCATCTTTTTCTTTCTACGTTTGCCAATAATCCCCCACCTAATGTCAAGGTAACAGGCAGGCTGCCCTTTGGGGAAATGAAACCCCTGGTTCAGGGGGCTGGGGTATACCTGTCTACCACTAAAGAAACTTTTGGAGTAGGGGTCCTTGAAGCCATGGCCAGTCAAGTACCAGTTCTGGGTTGGGCTCAGGGTGGCAACCTTGACCTGATTCAGCATGGGGTCAATGGTTATCTGGCCAGACCAGGGGATTTTGATGACCTGGTAGGAGGGTTGCACCTTTGCTTGAAGAATCAACAGGAGTGGGGGGCTGCCGGCAGAGAATTAGCAGCCCTGTGGACATGGGACTCAGCTGTTGAAAAATTAGCCAAGGTCTTTGGAAAAGCCAATAGATCAGAAACCCATACAGTAGGGGTTATCATTCCTGTCTACAACAAAGACCCCAAAGATATTCAAAGGGCAATCTATTCTGTAATTGACCAGACTTTGCCCCCAGACAGGTTGGTTATTGTTGATGATGGTTCAACAAATCCTGATACTAAGAAATATCTTGATCAGCTAGAAAGGGACTTGACTGGTTATACCGGCATCAATCCCCAGGTCATTGTAATGAGACAGAAAAATCAGGGAGTCGCCAATGCCAGAAATAATGGTATAGCCAGGGCAGGCAATGACTTGATCTGCTGTCTTGATGCTGATGACTGGCTGGAAAAGGACTACTTAAGAATCTGTGTAACAGCCCTTAGGAATAACCCAGGCCTGGGGATTGCCTATACTGGTATGATGACTCATGAACCAGATGGGACCCAAAAGGTGGGCAGATGGCCCGGTCAAGCTGATGCCAGCAAACAGATGAATCGACGGAACCAGGTCCCTACATGCTGTGTCTTTCGCTACAAGGCCTGGGAAAGGTTAGGGGGGTATCGGCAAAGATATGCCCCTGATGGGGCAGGGTATGAAGATGGTGAATTCTGGCTTAGGCAGATGGCTTATGGCTTTAGGGCAGAAGAAATTACCCCAGAACCATTATTCAATTATTCCTGGCTGTCAGGTTGGTCTGGTAGAAAAGACAAAAAGCGGATTGACTGGACTCAATGGCATCCATTCACAAAAGATCAGCAGCATCCATTTATGTCAGTAGTTCCCCCAGCCAATAACCTAAGTCACCCAGTTAGGCAATATGATGAACCAGTAATTTCAGTAATTATCCCAGTGGGCCCAGGTCATGAAAAGTACTTGGTTGATGCCCTTGACAGCCTGGAAGCCCAGACCTATAGAAAATGGGAAGCTATTGTAATTGATGACACCCCAAAGAAAAAGTTAAAAGAAAGATACTGCAAAGCATATTCCTACGTTAAGTGGCACCAGACAGAAAGAGGCAACCAGGGCCCTGGCAAGGCCAGAAATATTGGGGCTGCTGGTGCCAGGGCACCTTTCCTGCTGTTTCTTGATGCTGATGACTACTTGGAACCAGATTGTATGTCAGAAATGCTTAGGGCATGGAATGATACCCAGGGCATAATCTACACTGATTACACCAAGATTATAACTGGTGTAGAAAGGACAACGGTTGAAAAAGAAAAAAAGGTAAGAAAGATCAGGAATTATGACCCAAAGAAAAAGGTTGCTATAGCAGAATTTGCAGCATATGACTTTGATTGCGAAAGGGCCATTAAACAACCAGAACTGGGCAAGGTGCCCTATTTGTGGTGTTTGGTGACCTGTCTGGTGCCAACAGCCTGGCACCAGGCTATAGGGGGTTATGATGAAAAGATGTCCAGTTGGGAAGATGGTGACTATGCCTGGCGCATGGTCAAGGCTGGTCATTGTTATACCAGAATAGCACAGCCCCTGGTGACTGTCCGTTCTTACACTGGGAACAGAGTAAACATTGGTTTACAACAACATGAGAATTTGATAAAATATATCATACAGAAAGGTGATGGTGAAAATATGGGTTGCAGTGGTTGTGGGGGTAATAGGCGCGTATCAGTTCCCCAAAATGTTGAACAAGTGAATGCTCAAACAGCAACAACACAGCAGGTTGATGACTTTGTACTGATTGAGTATCTTAGGGACCCCATGGGCAGGATCAATTCTGCCAGTCATCCTGTATACGGCAAGACTGTTGACCCCAGAACGAACCAGAAGAGATTTTATGGGTCAAGGAAATGTGGTGACATTTTCTATATGCATAAAGATGATGTTTTTATGGAAACCAGGCAAGGCACACAGGTTGACAGCCGATATAAGCTAGTTAGGGAAAATCGGGCTGTTGAAACTGTAGTTAAGCCCCCACCCAGGCCAGAACCGAAGAGCCAGACCCTACTCAGCGGGGACATAGCAGCCCTAAAAGAAAGAATTATGGCTCAGACCCAGGAAAGATTTGCCCCACCAGAACAGGCAGAAATTGACTTGACCCAATTGCCTGGGGTAACCCCAGAAATTGTTGCCCAGCTTGAAGAAAAGGGCGTTAAGACAACCCAGGATATATACCAACTGGGCATTGCTGGCTTAGTGACAGTTAAAGGCATTGGCCAGACAAAAGCCCAAACAATTCTTGAATGGGCCCAGGAACAGGGGGCGCAGACAGAATGAATCTTGTGCCTTTCCTGGTTCTGATCTTAGCTGTCTGGCGCATATCCAGTCTGGTAACCCACGAGGATGGGCCCTACAAGGTCTTTCTTAGATTCCGGTTGTGGGCTGGGGTCCAATATCAGGCCCAGACTGGTGACTCTTATGCCAGCAATGAATTTGCAGCTGTCCTGAAATGCTTATGGTGTAATTCGGTCTGGTTGTCCCTGGGCTTGGTCATTCTTTATTACTTTTTCCCTACAACAGCAGTCCTGGTTTGTTTGCCCCTTGCTGTATCAGCTGGGGCAATTGTAATTGATGGGGTGGTATTAGCACGACTGTAAGGATGAAACAATGAGTGATTATCACATTTTATCCGGTGACAGGTACGGAAATTCTTACACGGTAGTAATGCATATTCCAATACCGGATCAAGCCAATGCTGTTGGAGTAAACTATCGAGTCGCTTTGGTTCAAATGCTGGGGGACACAACCAGTAGTGTTCCATTCATTGACGCTGGGGAGCAGACGCAACTTGATAATGGTGAATTGGTAGAACATTCAGAAAAGTTTAATACTAATCCGGGGTTATCACTGGCTCAGAATCGAGATGCAATTGACATTCTATATAGCAGCCGAGTCAGTCAAGTACAAAATTATTATGCAAACCTTTTGGCTTATTGGGGATTTAATAGGGATGTTCCATAATGGCTAATGAAATTCTTTACAAACAAGGCACCACTGTTACATGGACCAGTGCTGGCGGTGATGAAACATTGACTCTGACCAGTCTGGCTGATGGTAATGGACGGGCTGGGGATGAACATGATTTTGGGGCAACCTATAGCGGTCTGGTGCGAATTCAATTAGAACTTGATTTCAATGCTGCCCCAACAGCAGGCGAAGTGGTTGACGTGTACTGGGCAAGTTCTGCGGACGGTACTGACTATGATGGTGAAGTCAGCGGATCAGATGCAGCCTACAATGATGAAAATGATATGAAGCGATTGAATTATGTTGGGTCATTGGTTTGCACCAATGATACAGACCCACAGATTCAAAGCTGGTTGTATTTCTTGCCAGCACGTTATGGGGTGCCAGTTGTTAGTAATCAGTCAGGACAGGCACTAACGGCAACCGGAACTGATCAGATTTTGACCGTGACACCAATTATTACTGAGGTTCAATGAGCATTATTCGCCGCGGCGGGTGGCCCTTCCGTCACCCGCCCAACACGCAATTTAGGCTAAACAGAGGCTCTCCGCAGGCGCGAGGGCTGGTGGCCTGGTGGCCGACGCTGGGCAGCTATGGCTCAGTATTGCGGGATTTTTCGGATTATCGTAATCACGGAACGCTGAACGACGATGCTACCTGGGCCATTTACCCTGAACAGGGTAATGTGCTCGATTTAGACGGCACTGGTGATTATGTTGAAATATCTAATAATCAGATATTGGATTTTACATCCGCTTATACTCTGGCCGGCTGGATACGGCCAGAGTCAGTAATAAATTATAGACCGATTTGGGTCAGAGGTGAGGGAAACTCAGATGACATAGAAATTTACTTGAATGCCAGCACAATTGTCGTATTACACAACCGGGGAAATGGTGGCACTATTACCTACGCCTATGACTGGCAATCACCTTCAGCAAATCAATGGTCGCATCTGACTGTAACGTATAACGCAACCGACAAATGGCGCTTATTCTGGGATGGGGTAGAGGATACCGGCGGATCAATACAAGCGGGTAGCGGTGAAGCTCCAGAAGACACCAGTAAACCATGGCGGCTCGGATGGGCACAGCATGAAGTATTTAACAGTGGTGAAGAATATTTTTCAGGCCAGATGTCAGATCATCGATTTTACAACCGCGCCCTATCTGCCGCCGAGGTCCATTCCCTCTACGCCCCTGACACCCGCTGGGAGCTATACGAGCCGGTGGCGCGGTTGTTCCCGGTGGGCAAGGCGGTCACGGCAGGGGACGTAACAGTCACGTTATCAACTTTGACTCTGACTAGCTCAGCGGAAACATTAACAATAGGTGCTGGGGCAGTAGCAATCAGCCTTAACGAATTAACCCTGGCAGGGTCAGTCCCAGGTATGACAGTTGTCCCTGGGACCATTGCAATCACCCTCAACGAATTGACCCTAGCTAGTAGTGTCCCTGCTATAACTATAGTCCCAGGGGCTGTTGTGATTCTGCTAAGTGAGTTAACCCTGGCTAGTAGTGTCTCTACTATAACTATAGTTCCTGGGGCAGCAATTATTGCCCTAAATGAACTGACCTTAGCGGGTTCTATTCCTACTATAACTATAGTTCCTGGGGCTGTCATAGTTTCGTTAAATGAACTGACTCTGGCTGGTTCTGCCCCTGCTGTAACCATTTTGACTTCAGTTGAAGTCTTATTGAACACCTTAACCTTGGTTGGTTCTGTCCCTGCCATGACAGTTGTTCCTGGGGCTGTTGCAGTCACCTTAAATGAATTGACCTTGGCTGGTAGTACTGAGACAATTAATATCGACATTGAGACTCTTATTCTGTTAGCAACTTTGACTCTGGCTGGTTCCGTTGAATCATTGACAGTTGTCCCAGGAGCTATATCTGTTGCCTTGAATGAATTGACATTAGCTGGTAATATGGAGTCAATTAATGTTGTTACGGCTGGGGCTCTATTGGAAGCTCTTTTTAAGGGAATGTTCAAGGGGATGAATAAGCAATGACCAAACCTAAAGATCAGGTTGTTGGTTTGAAAACATTGACTCTAAGGTCAACAGCTTATATTAGCACTAACCAAAGACCCCACAAAAAGCGAGTCTTTACTGATGACCAGTTAACATTTCTTAAATCAAAGTCAATTAATGATCTTGAGGAAAGAATTAAAAAGGGCAGGTTAATTATTAGGCTGTTAGATAATCCTGCAATGCTGAACATGACTCCAAAGAGTGCAAATTACATTAGTAGTAATCTAGAATTCCAGATTGATGTCATTTCAGAGATTATTAGACAGAAAAAAGAAAAAAAGGAACGGTGAATTATGGCTGAAGGTGACGGATTCATTTTTAACAATTTCAAAGAAGAAGTTATGGAAGGGGCCTTTAATCTTGCTTCAGGTGGGGATACTCTTAAAGACGCTATGTGGCATACTACTGTCCCTGATATTGATACTGATACAGCATGGGGTGATTTTTCTGGGAACGAAGTTAGTGACGGGGCAGTAAATTACACGGCTGGTGGTGAGACTCTAGCAAATCAAGATGTTACTCAAGATAACGCTAATGATAGAGGAGTCTTTGATGCAGATAATGTAACATGGAGTAGTTTGCTATTAACAACCCCAGCTGACGCAACACCAGACTATGGAGGAATCTATGATGACACTATTGCAGCCCCCACAGCTGACCTGATGATATGCTATTTTGAATTGGGAACCACAGTAACCAATGGGGGCAACTATACCCACCAATTTGGGGCCAATGGAATTATATTGCTGACATGACAGTTCAGAATTATTGGATTAGGAATCAGCAAAACAGAATAGCTTTTGTCATGATTGATAATACTGGCACAGAGGTTGCAGGTATTGGGGATGGAAATCTAACCATTGAAGTTTCTAAGAATGGTGGGGCTTTTGGGGCTGCTGGGGGAACTGATACAGAAATAGGAAATGGCTGGTATACTTATCTGGCAACAGCAGCTGAAGCTGACACAGTTGGGCCTGTTGCAGTCAAGGTTGATGGGGCTGGGGCAATCCAACAAAATCTTGAATATGTAGTTCAGCAACGGAATCCCGGAGCAATCGAGTTTACTTATACAGTAACAGATTCTGTGACTACTAACCCAATTGAAGGGGTAGAGGTTTGGATTACAACAGACCTGGCAGGCAATAACATTATCTGGAATGGAACTACAGATAACCTGGGAATTGCTAGGGATATTAATAATAACAAACCCTGGCTTGATTCTGGTACTTACTATTTCTGGAAACAGTATGGCAGCTATTCAGACGATGACAATCCAGACACAGAGGTTGTAAGCTGATGCCTAGCAGCGGTAGTGGAACTATGACCCCCATTGGGGGTGGAGGTGCCATTGGCACCTTTGCTACTGATGGGATAATCCCAACTTTACTAAGCCTAGACGACTTTGCCAAAATTATGGGCATCAACCCTGCCCATTTCTGGGGCAGCGCGTCAGCTAACATCATGCCCATTGGCAACAATGCCTGTAATGACCTTTGGCCAAAGTATAGTTGGCAATCAGCTGATAGAGTCAGTAGATATGATCTGTCTGTTGAGATTGCCAATGCTGAAAGGGACATTGCCAGGGTTGTTGGGTATTATCCTGCCCCTAGATGGATTGCCCAGGAAAACCACCCATATCCCAGACATTACAGGCCTGATGTTATCACCTATGGGGGTTATGATGTCAGAGGGTACCATAAGTCAGTTAATGCCAATTTTGGCTATATTGTTGCCCCAGGTCAGAGGGCAGTGACCAGCATAGGGACTCCTAATGTGGTCCTGTCTGATGAAGATGGGGATGGGTATAATGAAACCGCAACCGTAACAATTGCCACAACCTTGACTGATGAATGCCAGGTCAAAGTTTATTTTGCAGGGCACAGCGGTGACCCCTACTGGGAAATAAGAAACCCCAAGGCCAAAGCTATTAGTGGGGGCAATTTTACGGCAACCTTTTGGGCCTGGCAGCTGATTGACCCAGACCTATGGGAAGCACTAACAACTTTAGATGGGTTTGCAGCTATTGACTGGACAGTTGCCAGCAACATAGTCACTACAGTTGATGTCTATAGGGAATACAATGACACTACTGCTACAACTGCAACCTTTTACTGGGAACCGGAAAATAGACATTTGGCCTACACAGCAGCCCTTTGCGGTTGTGGTGGGTCTGGTTGCACAGCTTGCACCTTGACAACCCAGGATGGATGTTTGCACATCAGGGACAGCAGAAATGGTATTGTGGTGCCAGAACCAGCAACCTATAGTGAAAGCAATGCAACCTGGTCAAGTAGCAGCTGGACTGTTTGCAGGGACCCAGACTTTGTCAAAATTTATTACCAGGCAGGTTTCTGGGACAATCAAAAAAGACAGGGCCTGATCTGTGACCCTTTAAGTAATTGGTGGAAACAAATCATTGCTTATCTGGCAGTTGCCAGAATCGAAAGACCTTTTTGCAGTTGCCAGAATGTCACAGCCCTGGCCCAACATCTTAGAACTGACCTTGCCCAGTTTGGGGGTGAAATAGGATTTACTATTGATGACGACCTTTTGGGCAATCCTTTTGGAACCAGGCGCGGTGAAGTTATGGCATGGAACAAGGTCAAGAAACTTGCCCCCATAAAAGCAAAAGTGGCAGTGGTATAGTCAATGTGGTACATAGTGGTATATAGTGGTATAGTCAATGATTAAGACTTGGATTGGTGAAAATGGAAAAAAGCAGGCCAGTCTGGTTAAGTTTCCAACAGATGACCCAGACTGGGGATTGCCTTTGCAGTTGCCTGATTTGTCTGATCTGGGCCCAGGGCCTGAATTTGAAAGGGATATTCATAATGAACTAATTGACAGAGGACTTTTTACTTGGGCAGATATTCAGGCCCAACAAAATGGGGTAACAGTAGCTGTAAAGAAAGTTGCTGCTATTCACAATGTTTCAGAAGCGGCGCGTCCAATTACGCGCGAGATTATATCAAGATATAGGAGCGTGAAAAATGGCTGATTTTGTACCGGCAGTAAGTGCATATTCAAGGGTGTTTCTCATTGATGGGCGCGCCAGACCAGACCATGAACCAAGCTTTCAAAGCTGTCTGAAAGCTGGTGCCCCAGAATACAATTTTGGGGACGTGGAAAGGGTTGAATGCCCAGACCCAGACCAGCATGGGGCTTTTATTGAAAAAGCAGAAATTCAAGGGGCAGTTGAAAGACCCACCTTGACCTTGACTGGCAGATATGCTAGTGATCTTGCCAGTATTCTGCTAGACATCGCAAAACGAAGATGTGATGTTGATGTTCATGTCCATTTCGGGCGATGCACAAACCCCAGGCTGTTCAACCAATTTACCAAGGCTATTGTTATTGAAAAAGGAAAGTTGACTAATTGGTCTGCTGAGGATTTAGGGGCCCTGGCCAGTGATGAAAACGCCAAGGTTGACGAGTCGGCTGATGTGTCAGGCAGGGACCTTTTTGAAATCTTGCCTATCAGCTATGCCCAGCGCGCGGCTGACGTTATTGTCAACCCCATGCAAGATGTTGTCATCTGTTCCAACGTCAGCTGTGGGGATTGCGATGATGAAGACACCGGCTGTGACAACATCTTTGCGGTTGCAGGGTCAACTGGGGGCAGTCCCGGCACAGCCCCAGACCTGGTCTGGTCCAAAACCAAGGGGGTTACCTTTGCGGCTGATGACGTTGATACCCTGGGGGCCAGTAGCACAGGGGATGCTGTTTTTTGTTTAGGTGACTATGTTGTTGTAGTCAGCCATTCTGATGACCAGCTGAATTACAAGCTGAAAGCAACGGTTCTGGCTGGCACGGCTGGCGGCTGGACTGGAATCACCACAGGAATTGTTGCAGCTGGCAGTCCCAAGGATGCATGGGCAGTTGGCAACTATGTCTTTGTAGTGGGTGACGGGGGCTATATTTACGGCACCAGTGATGTTACAGCGGGGCTGACTGTCCTTGACGCTGGGGCTGCCACAGCCCAGAATCTAACCAAGGTTCATGCCATTAGTGATGAATTTGCGGTTGCAGTTGGCGAGTCTGGTGCGGTAGTGTTCACTGAAGATGGGGCCAGCTGGTCAGCAGCCAGCACCAGTCCATCAGGTAACAATCTTACAGCTGTCTGGGTCAAGAATGAAAAGGAATGGTGGGTATCAACTGCCACAGCCCTATATTACACTCTTGATCAGGGGGAAACTTGGACTCAAAAGACTTTGCCTGTTACCCCCACAGACATTAGCGATATTGCAATGGCTAATGATTCAGTTATGGCTGTTTCTGTGGTGGTCAGTGGCAACGGTAGAATCTATCGGTCTTATGATGGGGGATACAGTTTTGTCAACACCCCTGAGGGGACCGCGACCATACCAGCTGCTGACGACTACAACGCTATTGCTTTATGCCCCAATGATGTCAATTTCATTGCTGCTGTAGGCCTGGCAGATGATGCAACAGATGGAATTGCTATCATCGGGCAAGACTAATAAGTCACAGGATCGATTCTAAGGCGATTCTGGGCAAATTAGGTCCTTAGCCATACCTATATCAATTTTAATCCTTGTGTAGCCTATCTAAGGCTTATTAAAAGATGAAGGAAAGGTGTATAACTTGGCAAAACGTTCTGGCAAGCCAGCAGCTGTTGACATGGCTCATGAAATATCAGAAAACGGCAACATTGTTGTTGAAAGGTGGGGGGTTCGGGCTGAACTGATTCCTGTCCCCATTGGGGTCCTTGATGAAGCTGAAAGCAGAATTGACATGCCCCCAGTCCCTATTGTCACCAACGAGGCTGAAGGGACAGAGTTTGAAAACCCATCAGACCCACATTATCTTGATGCAATTGAAAAGGCCAAAAGACAGCGTGGCATTGCTGCCATTGAAGCTATGTCTTTGTTTGGGGTCAATCTGTTGGATGGATTACCCCAAACAGATGACTGGCTTAAGAAATTGAAATTCTATGAAAAGCGCGGGCACATGGACTTGTCCTGGGTTGACTGGAATGATGACACAGAAGTTGAATTTGTGTTCGTTAGATATGCTTTTCTGACAATGGATGATGTCACCCAATTGGGCCTGATGTCCAGATTGACACAGGAGGAATTGCAACGCGCGGCTGATTCCTTTCGGGGTCAGTAGACACGGAATCCCAATTGGCGATGCATCAATTAAAAATAAAAAGGCTTTTCCATCACCAGGGATAACAGCAAACCTGAGATTCCATATCTGGGAAGCAGCCATTGCAGCTGGGGCAGGACTGCAAGAATTATACTTGATTGATGGGGGCAACCCCCAGGGGGTCTGGTATAGTTCTAACAGATTCAAGACAGCCTTAATTGCCTGGCATAGGGCCCATACTTTAGTTGATAAACATTCTAAAGATGCATCAATCAAACCCCCCAAGAAAAAAGGTTAAATAATGCCTAATTTTACACCCATTGGAGTTGATGCCCAGATTAAGGGCCTGGGTGGATTTATACGTGGCCTGGAGCAAATGGATGATAAAATCCAAAGTACTGGGGGCGCGGCAGGCAAAGCCCAGGGTCAATTTACCAAGTCTGGTGGGACCCTTTCCAAGCTGGGGACTGTTGCTGGTGGGGTTGCCCTGGCTGGTGTTGCAGCAGCTGGGGCTGGTGTTGCGGCTTTGGGTGGTGGTCTGGCCGCGTCCATTAATACAGCAGTTAGTTTTGAATCTGCCTTTGCTGGGGTCCTAAAAACAACAGACGGATTAACGGACTCGACAGGAAAACTGAATCAGACTGGTCAAGAATTAAGGGATGAATTTGTCAATCTTTCCAAAGAGGTGCCTCTTGCCTTTGAGGAATTAGCGGCTATCGGGGAATTGGGGGGACAGCTGGGGATAGGCAAAGAATCCTTAATTGACTTTACAGAAACTATTGGGGCATTGGGGGTTGCTACAAATCTGACCACAGAAGAGGCTGCCACAGCCATTGCCAGATTTCAGAATATTTACCAGGTTGCAGGTGAAGATGCAGGCCAGAATACCCAGCAGGTAGGATCAGCTATTGTGGCCCTGGGCAACAATTTTGCTACAACCGAAAGGGACATTACAGCCTTTGCAGAAAGAATTGCTGGGGCTGGTAATATTGCAGGGCTGACCCAGGCTGATGTATTAGGCATTGGTGCGGCTATGTCGTCTGTTGGTGTTGAAGCCGAAGCTGGTGGTACCGCGATCCAAAAAGTTTTAATCAATATGAATAATGCGGTCAACGGGGCTGCTACAGGATTTGTTGACAACACTGAGGCCATTGAAGGCAATGTTGAAAAGATGTCCAAATTGAATGCTGAGTCAGCTAGGCTAGAAGCAACAGCCCCGGGGCTGCAAGCTGAAATTCTGGGACAGTATGATGCTTTTATTCAGGCTGGTGGGTCAGCAGAACAATTTGGGCGACAGTTGGGAGACAAGACTCGACAGAAAGCCTTTGACACTGCCATGGCCCTTAGGGAATTAGAACAGGAAACTGCCCAACTAAGGGCAACCCAGGGGACTCCAGTTGACGCGGGGCAGCTAACCAAGTTTGCCCAGGTTGCTGGGGTTTCTGCTGATGACTTTAAAGAGTTGTGGTCAGAGGATGCAAGTCAGGCTTTCCAGCTGTTTGTTGAAGGATTAGGCAGGGAAGGGGACAATGCAGCCAATGTTCTTGATGACCTGGGCTTGGCTGATCAACGGCTGGTTAGGGGCTTTTTGTCCCTGGCCAATGCTGGGGACCTTTTAGGGGAATCTATTGACCTATCCAATAAGGCTTTTGAGGAAAATACAGCCTTGCAAAAAGAGGCAGATTTAAGATATGGCACAACTGAGTCCCAAGTCCAATTACTTAAAAATACTTTTCGGGCTTTTGGGGATGAAATAGGGACTCGATTCCTACCCTTTGTAAACAGGCTTATTGGTTTCGGTATTGAATTTCTTGAAAAATTTTCTGGGCCCATTCTTGATGCCTTGGACAATCAGATATTGCCTGCCCTTGACAGATTCATTTCTGTATTGACCGAAGGGGGTGGCTTATCTGAATTGTTTGGCAGTGCCTTGAATGCTGAAGGTTTCAGAACCAGTGTTAATGAGATTATAGCCAATTTGCCCACTATTTTGGGCAATATCACGGTTGCCATAACAGAATGGCTGGTCAGTAGCTGGCCAGAAATACAGGCAACCTTGTCTGTCTGGGCTGAAAGGTTCTGGGACTGGGTCAATACGGCTATTGATAACATTGGCCCTGCCCTGGCCGGGGTCCTGGCTGGTATAGCAGCCTGGGCGACTGGGCCTGGTGGGGAACAATTGACCCAACTGGGGGTTGCTATCGGGGCAGCCCTGGTTGATGGTATAGCATTCATTGCAGAGAACCAGGAACAATTTAGGGCTGTTCTGGGCAAGATCGTTCTGGGTATAGGGGCTGCTGTGGCAGCTGTGGCGGGACTACTAATTGTTATAGGTGGGCAGATTGTAGCAGGTATTCTGGCAGGCATCTTAGAAAAGTTAGGGATTGAATTAGAGCCAGCAACCTTTGCTGAATTAGGGAATGTCTTGAAAGGCATTGGCCAGAATGCCTTAATCATTGCCAAGGTCATTGGTCAAAATATCATTGATGGAATTACCCAGGGAATACAAGAGGCCCAACAGAACCTTGAAAGTTTCCTGATTGAAACCATTAACGGGGCAATCAATTCATTCAAAGAATTTCTGGGCATTGCATCGCCCAGCAGTTTGTTCTTTGGCTTTGGACTTGACATTATTCAGGGTCTGATTGACGGTATCTTGTCCCTGGCCGGCAACATACCGGAAACCCTGGGTAACATCTTTAGTGGCCTGTTTGGTGGGGGCGAGGAAACAACCCAGCTGCCAGACATGTCTGCAACTGCAACCCAGCTTGAAACAGTGATGACCAGTCTGGAAAGTATCAGTCTTTCTTTTGGCACAACATTGCCAGAAAGCATGGCTGTTTTCCTTGAACAATTTCTACTGACCATTAATCAAGTCTATACCTGGCTAGGTATGGTTATTGAACAATTAACAGCCATTATGACAGTCTGGTTGCCAGGCATCTTGCAGGCATCAAATACCACCACAGCAGCTATGGTTACTGGTTTTACAAATGTTAATACTATCCTGGTTCAAACTATTGCATTGCTGCAACAGATTGTAGCAAGTTTGAATGCTGTTGCAGCAGCAGCCAAAAAAGCCATTGAAGAAATGACAAATTTTCAAGATGCCCATGAACCGATTAAGAAACTAATTGATCTGGTTGATGATGCGACAGAGGCATTCAAAAAAATGGCAGAAGCAGCGCGCGAGGCTGCCACAGCCAGTGAAGATGCGGGGACTACCAGTGAAGCCCAGACCGGCATAGGATTTCGGCAAGGGATAGGCTTTGCCTCAGGTCTGCTAGGTAAACTCAGCAGCAATCCTATGGGCCTGGGGTTGGGGGTAACAATTCCCCCAGGTTTCCCGGGCGACTCTTTTGGCCCTATGTTTGTGCAATCTGGTGAACAGATGTTGATTACCCCCAGGGGCACCAGTATTGATGATGTAGTCTTGAGCAGATTGGCCCAAACCGGAACAGGTGAAATTGAAATTAATGTTAATGTGGGTAACATTAATAACGGCATGGATGTAGCCCAGCTACAGAATGTAATTCGGCGCACAGTTGCAGAGGCAATATAATGCAAGAAAGGATTCACAATGCCTGCAAAGACAACCAGACTGCTGTTGGTTCTGGTTTTGTTTTTATTCCTATCTGGTTCTGCCCAGGCCCAGGAACCTATTTATTTACCCCTTATATTCAAGGGATTGTGTAACATGCCAGCTATTTTAGAAATCAGTGATGGAACCACAACTATCAATCTGTTACCCAAAGAGGCAACAGGATTTCATCTGGTCAGCTGGACTCCTGAAGTTGCAGCCTTAAAAGGTGGGGGCATATACCAGGAAAGCGCAATGTCTGCTGGTCAAAGTTTAGTATATGCCCAGTATGAAAATATTAATGACGCTTTCAATTTTGTTGTTGATGGACGCGGGCAAGATGAAACAATTGACAAGATTGAAAGACTGATACAACTGTTGTTATTGGGTAGAAATTATCGGCTGGCTGACTGGCAAGATACCCCAGTCTATATCAGAGGCCAGGCCAGTTGTGAGACTGGGATAAGATATGCCCTGATTGAAAACTTTTCAATACCTGACTTAAATAATCCTTATGCCCAGCCATTTGCCAGCGCGTCACAGCTGGCGTCAATGGCTGACTTTTCAGTAATAATCGAGCATGGTCATTGGCTGGCTTCTGCCCCTGGTACCGGAGAAAGTGTAACAGCAACCAATAGCCAGGAATGGGATTATTCTGAAGGTTGGACGGTATATGATAGCTTGGGGGCTGTTCCTGATTTGCCTGCCCCTAGCGGGGCTTATCGGGCTATGGCTATTGGTAATGACCGGATTCTAGTTGCCCATAGCAATCTGTTTGCAGGGTCTGGGGATAGTTATATTTCTACAGACAAGGGCAGCACATGGGCAGCAGTGACAGATGGGGGTAGTGTCTCAATTAGGGATATTCTAAAGATTTCTAATAGCAATATTCTGTTAAGTGATGAAGATAATGGGTTTAGAATTCTAAGAAGTACTGATCAGGGAAGCAGTTTCTCAGTTCTATCTACCGCGGTGGGGGGTGGTCCACTGGTCCAATTTGCAAACGGTCACCTATTGACAATATATAACGGGGATGATATTTACAGGTCAACTGACCAGGGAGCAAATTGGACCAAGATCAGTGATTTTGGGGGGGCTGTGACTGCTGCTGCCCTAATGATTTCCCCCACTACTGATACTGTCATTGCTTATGTAGTTAGTGCGGTATGGGAACGACTCTATAGATCAACAGATAGGGGTGAAACTTGGTCCCTGGTGAAAAATCTAGGGACCAGTTATTTTTATGATGATGCCCAGCCAATGATAGCAGACTCAAATGGCAACTTTTATACATTGTCCATTGTGGGGGATTTGTGGCGGTCAGCGGATGATGGAATAACTTGGTTGCAGCTGTATTCTAATCTTGATGGATTAGGATATGCTATGTTTGAAGATAGTTATGGGCATATCTGGGCAATCTTGGCTAATGGCACTATGTACCTTTATCGAAGCGTTGATGGAGGACTTACCTTTACTAAAGAAGAAACCATTAATGAAAACGGTTTTGATCCTACATCCATGACAGAAAGCGGGGATGGGGATTATTACATTGGAGGTGCCCAGGCTGCATCAGGGGATGGGGGCTTAGTCTATCGGTTGGCGTCAATTCAAGATTTTGGTTGGACTACAGAAGAAAAGTTGTATGTAACCAATAGGCAAAATAAGGCACAGCTGACCCATATCTTTGTAGATGATGGGGGCGTCTTTGGCTCTAATCAGTTTCCGGTCACAGCAGCCTTTTTGTTGACCCCAGCTGTAGCTGCTACAGGGGATGCAGTCTATTTTGGGATAGACACCACAATTGATAATACTGGACCTTTTTCTGGGCTGGGTTTCTATATTACTGACCCAGCAGCCGCGGTGACATCATATGCATTCACATGGGAGTATTATAACGGAGCATGGGACCCCTTAACAGTTCAAGATAATACAGATGATGGGTTAGGCAGTTTTTCAAAACCAGGATATGGTACCGTTCATTGGGAACAACCTTCAGACTGGGTCACTGTTGCAGTTAACAGTGTAACTGGCTATTGGGTGCGGGCAAGATTATCTTCATTAACAGGCGCGTTCAATGAACCACAGCAAGGAAATACGGATTTATTAACTCTTATTCTGCCTTTTACTGAAATAGATTCTAACCAAGTTGGAGGGTCCATTCCTGCCCTAATGCAGTTAAAAGCTTATAACTTGTCTGATGCTGATGGAAGGGACGGATCAGCCCCAGACCTATTTGAAAACAGAGTTGTTGTAGGGCTCAGGTCAACCAGCAGGGGCAGCAAATTTCAGTCATATATTAACTTATCTGATGAACAAAATCCTGTTGAAATTGATATTACAGCAGGAACTAATACTTCATTTGCAGATGACGTACTGGCTCCTAGTGGCAGAAGAATGTCATATACCCCAGGGGCTGGGGCAGAAAGTATGGCAACGCGGGCAACTGTTACACTTAATCCTGTTATTGCCAAAGATTTTTATGGAATATTTCATGCTTTTTTACGTGTGCAAAGAACAGGCGGGGCAGCATCAAATCTTGATATTCAACTAAAGATTACATCTGGCAGTGGGGGAATATCATTCACAACAGACATGGAACAAGTTCAGACAACAACTGCTTTTGAGGTACTAGACTTCGGGCAGATTTTATTACCTGTGGCAGGCAGCCTAAAGAATACAGAACTGGGGGACCAGACCACTATTGATATTCAAGTTTCTGCTGAAGCTGGGGCACCAGACCTATATTTATATGATCTTATTTTAATGCCTGCTGATGAATGGTTGATTGATGCAACTGATAAGGCAAATGAGGATGACTCCGATGTAGGCAGAAATAATGACATCCCAAGATTACTGGATATAGATAGCATCACCTATCCCAAAGAATCAATCCGGGCCCTGGTACGCCAAATTAGTAATGAAGTAACTGCCACTTATCGGGCAGGGACAATTAGCGAGGCCATTTTACAGGCCAATGCCCAGCAAAGATTATGGTTTTTTGCAATGCAAACATCAGCAACGGGCAGCAGTTTCAATTGGATTGCCCCCCCAGAAATATCCCATTCTGTAGTTATTAACAAAGTTGAAAGGTTCTTGCAAATGAGAGGTGCGTCATAAAAAGGAAAGTAGCGGTTCTAACCACATTTTTTGAGGCAGACAGCGGATTCAGCGTAGTAACTGTAGCAGAGAATCAACTAAGAATGTTGATTGATGCTGGCTTAGAGCCAACAGTCCTGGTCCAAGAAAATTTTAAGTCAGATAGGGAATTCTGGCAACCCCATAATTTGGATATTAGGCCAGTGTTGCCAGACTTGCCTGATGCAACAGTTGAGATACTCAAACAGGTATTAGTGTCCCAGCTGGCAGATATGGATGTCTGTATTACTCATGACTTGGTTTTGTTGCCCACCCATTCTGTTTATGATAAGGCAATCAGAGAGTTGAATCTTGATATTCTTTGGTTGCATTATATTCATTCTGCCCCTAATCCTACCCATACCATGCCCCCAGGATATATTGTCTATCCGAATTATTACAATCAGCCCAGGGTGATCAAAGCCTATCAGACCCAGGAGCAGATAAGTAGGATTATTGTCAATCGGGCAAGTCATGCCCTTGACCCTTTGCTGATGTGGAATTATTCCCCCTTAACCCTTGACCTGATTGAAAAGTTTAATCTGTTGGACGCTGAATTCTCATGTGTCTTTCCAGCCAGATTGGACGCAGGAAAACAGCCTGAAAAAATAATTAGGCTGCTGGCTGGCATTAAAAAGATGGGTTATTCAACCAAGTTATTAATTGTTGATTGGCAATCCCAGGGTAAAAGGTTTCAGAAGTATATTAAGCAACTACAAGAGGTTATATCAGAATTGGATATAACTGATGACGTGGCTTTTACATCAAAGTTAGATGATAGAGCCAGTCAAGGGGTGCCAAAATATGTAGTGACTGAATTGATGGACTTGACTACTGTTTACGTCCATCCGTCAATGATTGAAACCTACAGCCTGGTAGTACATGAGGCCATTCTGCGGGGCAAGTTAGTTTGCCTGAATGGTGACCTGCAAGTTATGCGCGAATTGTTTGGGGACGCTGGTATTTATTTTGACTTTGGCAGTGATGAAGTTGTGAGAACCTATAGCCCTGACGAACAGGCATTCTGGAATGATGAAGCTGGGCGATTGGTTCAGGAATTTTATTCTAATCGGGCCCTGGTTGCCCAGGCTCGCGCGCGCCAGCGATGGACCCCAAAAGCAATGGCGAAAGACTTTCTAAGGCTGCTATACCTTGAAAAATGCTAAAATATATCCTGACTGGTTCTGGGCGATGTGGAACAGGTTTCATTGCCAATTTACTGAATAGTGCTGGTATTACGTGTGGGCATGAATTATTCTTTACCCCCCATGGCTACAGCCAGGAATTTATGCGTCATTATTGGACTGGCACTATTGCGGACTCCAGCTGGTTGGCAGCCCCCTTCTTAGACGACTTTTTAGACCCTATCAAGATTCAAATAATCAGACATCCCCAAAAGGTTATAGCATCTTTGCTGAAAATAGGTTTCTTTTCAGCAGCCCCTAATCCTAACACCAGGCCCTATATTAAATTTGCTTATGACCATTTACCAGAATTAGCAGACTACAGGAATGAAATTGACCGGGCTGCATATTTCTGGCTGGCCTGGAACCTGAAGATTCAGGATAAGGTACAATATGTTCACAGAATTGAGGATGAACCGGAAGAATTATTAGACTGGCTAGATGTTGATTGCTCAAACAAAGACCTATTTAATGACACTGAATTCAATACCAAAATAAAGGGCCCAGGGCCAATAGTCAATCTTGATGCTATTTCCTTGCCCCTACAGATAAGACTGCTGGAAATGTCTACCAGATATGGTTATGAATGGGAAACAATAGAGGTACCCAGACCCCAGCCAAAGGTTATCAAGGCAATTATCACTACTCTTGACAACTTGCCTTTACTTAAGCAACAGATTTCAGTATTAAGGGATGAGCCAATAGACGAAATTATTGTTGTCAATAACGGGTCTGTTGATAATACTCGAGGATGGTTGGCAGAACCAGAACAATCTGATCTTACGGCGATTAATCGAGAAAACAAGGGGGCTGGGCCAGGTCGAAACGCGGGTCTAAATAAGGCAGGTAAATTTGATTATGTGTTAATGTTGGATGGAGGGATTCGCCCCTTAATTGGTGGCACAAAAAAGATGCTGGATTATTTAGAATCGACTCCAGCAGCTGATGTTATTGGAGTCGAGATTCCAGATTTTAGAACGGATGAAAAAAAGGCCTGGCGGCGGTGGGCCTATGATATTAAATGGACTTATCAAAATACCAGGTTAAGTCATACAGCCTATTGTTTAGCAAGGGCCAAGGCCTGGGATGGATTAAGATTTAGCGAGGATGGACCTTTCGCGGAACCAGGCTGGGGGGCTGATGATGATGAAATGGCATACCGTTGGCGCGACGCTGGCATAACAGTTCATGTTGTTACCTGTCGTTGTAACTTAGGAGAACCTTGTACCGGGGTGCATCCCTACCGGCGCGGGTCTGGGTCATTTAATCGACTTTACAAAGAAACAGGAATCTGGCCAAATCAATATGGGTCAGTATATGAAAAAAGGGTGGTTTGGTTACAACAGAACTGGGCAAAGCATCAGCCTGTGTTGCAATGGGGTCAACCTAAAGATGACAGGATTATTCATATTCATCATAATGGGGACTTGGAAACAACCATCTTAAGCATTAAAGATACTCATAATGAATTGAGGCAAGATAGATTTGATGCACCTTATCAGGGGGCCTGGCATCCCTATCATATTATTGTCCATTGCAAAGCTGATGATACGGAATTCTTAAAGTGGGCAGAACCAAGGCGATTAAGGCACCATCATGGGGACACAATTATTTTAGATGAATATGGGCCAGAACCTAAAATAATTAAAAAGGGTAATGGCAACCGTGATTTGTGGACAGGTGATTTTATTCTGGACATAGAAAGATGACTGATTACTACGTTGACTGGACTGGTGGCAATGACAGTAACGCTGGCACTGCTGAAGGTACAGCCTGGCAAACTACATCCAAGGTCAATACTGAATGGCAGGCTGGCACATTTTCTGCTGGTGACAATATCTACTTTAAGGGTGGTGAAACCTGGGATATTGACAACGCGGCCAAGTTCCTGCATTTATACGGTTCTAATGGGACAGTTGGTAACCATATTTATCTGGGCTCTAAAGACGGTTATGGAACTGGCAGACCAGTGTTGCGAAATAATACCGGGGTACTGGGAAATGGAGCACATATAATCTACACATCTACATTTACTACGCCAGACCCGCCAGGCCCTTCCAGCTATTTTACAATAGCAGGTTTTGAAATTACATCTACAAATATAGCTCAGAACCAGGGTGCAATTCAGTTTCACGAAACCGAACATGTTCTTTTAAGTGATTTGTACGTTCATGGTTTTACAAATGGGGAAGCTGGGCGAGTCAATGCCATAACATGTCTCTATTCAAGTAAATTTATCACCATTGAAGATTGCACTATTACCAATATTAGGGGTGAGGGACTCAAGTTTGGCAGGGACAATTTGTTGAGTGATGACACCAGTTTTATTACGGTTCGGAACTGTGATGTATCTTACTGTGATAGTGAGGCTTTGGAATGGAAAGATGGAATGTCATTTATCACAGTTTACGATTCTTCTTTTTCTTACAGTGGAATTGGGACGGATGCTGGCGAAGCCTTTGACCATTTTATTGTTAATATTGGAGGACAGCATAATCATATCTATAACTGTAGAATCTTTGGAACCAGGGGGGATAATCGGGCAGGGTTATATTTTGGACGCTACACAGAAGCTACTGACTTTTCTGGCAGATTTACCACGGTTGAAAGATGCCTTTTTACAGACCTGTCAGGCGATTTTGGGGCAGTTCGCATGCGGGGCGGCGATAACGTTTTACTGAATTGCACTATTGACAATTGCAATTATGGGGTATACGGGCAAACATCATCTACTGGGTCTGGGTCTAATGAGGATGGAAAAGTAGTTAAAAATTGTATTTTTGACACCATAACTTTATATCCAGTTTTGTTAGAAGATACTGAAAACAATTACACGTTTGACAATAACTGCTATGCTGATGGGGCAAGTAATATCTGGTACTATAGCGGGGCAGCTAGAAATTATGCTTATGTATCAGGCACCTTGGGTCAAGAAACTAATGGGTTGACATCAGACCCAGCTTTTGTAGACACAGTTGATTATGAATTGGCAGCAGGATCACCTTGCATTAATGCTGGGGATAGCTCAGCAGTGGTCTGGGACTGGAACAATTTCTATGCTGGGTCTGGACAAGTTGATATTGGCTGGAAAGAATATGATTACACCACCCATAGAGTCTTTCAAACTACTTTTACAAACTTAACCAACTTTTCCGGTTCAGTTGGGGTGACTGCTAATAATGTATTAACGGTTCCAATTGCCTCAGGAAACTATGCTTATAGAACCGGGCTGGATAATATTCACCATTTTTACACAAGATTTTATATCAATGTTGATAGCTTGACTATGGCAAGTGGGGATGAATTCACATGCCTTGCATTATTAGATGGGGCAACAAACATTGTTCTGGTCAATGTTCAGTATGATGGGTCTAACTATCGGGTTAGGGCTGGGTGCATTGATGATTCAAATACAGTAAATTATACTAGCTACTATAACCTTAATGGGTCTGGCTGGTCTTATGTCCAATTAAGGTGGTATGCTGGGCAGAATACGTCAAAGAATAATGGGTTTCTTTTCTTATATGTCAATGGTGTTGAAGAAGAATCTATTGAAGGGCTAAACAATCATAATTTTGATGCTGATCAAATCAGGATCGGAACAATTAGCGGTATTGATGCTGGCACATCTGGAACACTGTGGTTTGATAATTTAGATGTAGATTGGATCAGGAAACTTTTACCATCCTCACCAAACAACCCCCCACCCCCAACAGAAGTTGTAACAGTTGTGGCAGTGATAACAGTTACAACAGTTGTGACTTTAGGTTGCCCATAGGAGAAAAATTATGGCTGACTTATTTGACAGATTATTTCCTACATCAGACCTAGAAGATAATATCCCTGCCCATTATTTCTGGGCTGCCATTGCTGACTATGTTGCTGGGCAAACAACGCGCAATCAAATTGTAGCAGCATGGAGTCTGGACACTGAAGCCCAGGCTGATCTTGATGCTTTGCTGGCAGCAGTAGACACCGCAATTGGGGCAGCTAACAAAGCTGGTTTTGCCTCAGAATTGCATGGAATTATGATGTTGGCAGAGGCAGGATTAAAGTACAATACCAAGGCAGATTTCAGCAATAGGCTGAACATTATTATTGACCACTGGACTTAGATAATGGGCGTTATTATACGCGCAACCCAATTTATAACTAGGACAACTTCTGGGACCCAGGACATTACAATTACTGATTTTGGTACTCCTAAAGGGGCCATTTTCATTCCTGTGGGTAGCACATCAAATGGGACTGCCTACAGTGATGCCAGATTTTCTATTGGCGCGACTGATGGAACTAATCAATTTGTAATTGGTGGGTCTAGTCAAAGTTCAGTTGCTACAACTAATAGTCAGCGGCGCGGCATGACTGATGAATGCTTAATGCTGCAAAATGCTGGGAACACAAATGTAACAGGGGAAGCAGCGTTTGATTCTTGGATAACGGATGGAGTCCGGCTGAATTATGGGGCAGGGTTTGGTTCTGGGTATGAGGTAATATGCATTCTGTTGGGTGGTACGGACTTATCTTTTAATGTCGGTACTTTTACAGCTACTGGGGGGGATGGGGGCGAAGTTGATGTTGACTGCGGTTTTACCCCAGATGTAGTCAATCTGTGCGGAAATGGCACAACTTTAAGTGATGCAGCTGGGACCAATATGCCCATCAACCTGGGCTTTGCTGTTGATGATGTCAGCAATACTAATTCTGGGGTATCTTTCATCAGTAATGACGGAGAAGCTGCTAGCGAAGTCAATACCTATGCATCGGATGCCTATGCAGGTGTCAATCTTAATCCATCAGGTGGGGCCATTAGTCGCGCTATTGAAATTACAGATTTTATTAGCGGGGCAACTGATGGATTCACAGCAACCTTAAGGGCTGGTTCCAGTTCTAGTGATTTGGTCAGTGCCTATATTGCAATGGCTTTCAATGGGGCTGTTGGTTATGATACTGGTTTTATGGATACTCCTACCAGCACCGGCAACGATAGCCAGACAGGGCCTGGCTTTACCCCCCAATTTGTTTTTCTGCTAGGCAATCCAACATCCGCATTGAACACAACAACCGGAAATGGCACTTATGGGGTTATGGTCTTTGATGAAGATGGAACTGATCTTAGTGCTACTTTTCAGGATGAGGACGCGCAAGGCACTGCTGATACTCAAAGCTGGGCAAATACTGATATTTCTTTGCGGCTGGAATCAGGTGGGGCTGGCTGGGCGGCATCTTATGTCAGTATGGATGCTAATGGTTGGACACTTAATTTTAACACTACAAATGGAACAGCCAGAAAATGGGCTTATTTGGCGATTGAAGCAGAGGCTGCTAGTTCTTCCAGTTCCAGTTCTACATCCAGCAGCAGCACATCATCATCTAGCAGCAGCACATCATCATCCTCTTCTTCTACCAGCAGCACATCAACCCAGACTTCCAGTTCCAGTTCCAGTTCTTCCAGTTCCAGTTCCAGCAGCAGCAGTACCAGCGTAATACCAGGAACAAACCTGCAAATTTATGTTGGGACCTATACCGGCAATAATACAGATGATAGGAGCATTACAGGGGTAGGCTTTGAGCCAGACTTTGTGGCAATTTGTTCTGATGACAATGATTATGCTGTTTTTAGTACAACAGCCATGTCAGCTGGCGAGTCGCTACAGTTTGAAGATGGGGATACATTTACCAATGCTATTCAAGCTTTTGAGGCTGATGGATTCCAGATAGGGACTGATGCCAGAGTCAATGAAAATGCTATTGAATATTATTACATATGTATTGCTGACCCATCAGAAAATGATTTCAAGGTTGGGCAATATACTGGTGATGGAAATGACAACCGGAATCTGACACCCCTTTCATTTACGCCAACAGGGGTATGGATAAAAGTTGAAGATGCATCTTCAGCCCAGGGTTGTTTTAAGAATAATGAACATGGTTCTGACAGTTCCAGATTTAATAGTGTTGCAAATCAATCTAATGAAATTCAGGCCCTGATTGTCAACGGCTTTCAGTTAGGCACATCTTCAAGAATTAATGCCAATGGCAAGACCTTTGATTATATGGCTATACAGGATGTTACTAACCTGGTTGAAACCGGAACCTATACCGGCAATGGTGTTGATGACAGGAATATCACAGTTGGTTTTCAGCCTGACTCAGTCTGGGTCTTTGGTGATAATGCTGATGCAAAAGTTCTTTTCACCAGTGACATGCCTGCTGGTGAAAGTGGGCATTTTAATAATACCGCTTTAACTACTGACCGGGTGCAAGGAACCGGGGCAACCACATTTCAGGTTGGAACCGATGCAGAAGTTAATGCCAGTGGAACAGATTATTACTGGATAGCATTCAAAGCCGGATCAGCTGCCAGTTCCAGTTCCAGTTCCAGCACATCATCCTCTTCTTCCAGTTCCAGTTCTACATCTAGCAGCAGTACCAGTACCAGCACATCTGTTTCTAGCACATCGACTTCTAGCAGCACCAGCACATCAACTTCCAGTTCCAGCTGTTCCAGTTCCAGCAGTTCCAGCCAGACATCATCCTCATCATCAACCAGCACGGTTACAAGTTCCAGTTCCAGCAGCACCACCAGCAGCAGCAGCACAACATCTAGTAGTTCCAGTTCCAGCAGCAGCACATCTAGTACCAGCACGGTTACAAGTACCAGTTCTAGTTCTAGCTCTTCCAGTTCCAGTTCCAGCACATCAATTTCTACATCTACCACAACCATTGCCCCTGTTTCAAGAATTGTTTTCCCCAGCAGGAAACAGACCAGGGGGATAGTGGTATATGCCTCAGACCCACTTTGGCGCAGTAGCTTAGCAGTGGACATTACAGGCAAGCTATCTGCTTATTCCCATACTATTCAGGCTGTGGGTGGTTATTGGGCTGCTGATATGTCCTTAGGGGCAAACCCAACAATGATTGATGACTGGATACAGAATGGATTGGGCAAGCACATTGAAGTTTATAACTCGGCCCAGGTCAAAAGATGGGAAGGATTTGTCAATCAAATTACTGTTTCTTTTGGCAGTCTACAGCTGACCCTGGGCCCGTTGGTTGGTGGGGATATGGGCAACAAAGTCAAGGTTGCCTACTCAACTATTGATACATCTGTTGACCCACCTATTTTAGGTACCAGGACTGATACTGATTTTGCCAGTAATACTGATAGCCAGGCCAGATATGGTATCATTGAAAAGGTGGTCAGTCTATCTGGGGCAACTGAAACAGAGGCAGAACAGGCCAGAGATTCTTATCTGGCATCAAAAGCATGGCCTGCTGTGGGGCGACAATCAACCTTAGGTTCTGCTACAGTAGAAATTAAATTGCAATGCCTTGGCTACTGGCATTGGTTGAAAGCATATATTTATAGTAATACCGGAACAGGCACAGAAAATATCAGTACCAAGATTGAAAATATTCTGGCAGCAGAACCTAACACTGGGATATTTTCAACTGATTATTCAAAGATTACTGAGAACACATCCCAGCAACGAGTTCAAGAGGACAGAGACAAAACTGCTGAAAGCCTGATCAGTAAACTAATTTCTTTAGGTGATGCCAGCTATAATACTTATCGGGCAGGATTCTATGATGACCGGCAGTTTATTTATGATCCTATCCCCACAGAAATCAGATATGAACAAAGACTAACGTCCAATGCTGGCCTGACTGAAAATGGCAAGAAACTTGATCCCTGGGATGTGCTGGCTGGGGAATGGCTATTATACACAGACTTGCTGGTTGGTAGCAGCCCACCTTTCACCAATGACCTGTTACGAAAAGATGTTCGGGCAGCATATATTGACAATGTAAAATATACTATGCCCTGGGGATTATCTATCAATAGTGCGGAAGTATCCTTCTTTGAGACTTTGCAGAAGCGGTTGGGTAGTGCAGCAATAGATTAGGATAGAAAATGGCCTACAGAAGAAATGACAGTCTGGTTGATGCCCTGTCAGTTGACTTTATTTTGCGGGGCGAGTCCTTATCAACTGATGCAATAGGAAAATATTTGTCATTGCCTGGGTTGCGGGGCTTTTGGCCCATGTCATCTTTTAACAGTTCAGGCAATGCTTTTGATTTGTCTGGCCAGAGCAGAACTTTGACTTATAATGGCAATCCTACATATAACTTTGCTGGCCTGGCACCTTATCTTGATTTTGACGGAACCGGAGATTATTTAAGCAGAAGTGATGAATCTGGTCTTGATATTATTGGCACAGAATCCTATGTTGCCCCTGCTGCCAGAGGACTGACTCTGGGTGGTTGGTTCTGGCTAGATGACTTACTAAGTATTAAGGCCTTAATGTTTAAGGGGAATACTACAGCAGCCCAAAGCGCATATGAAATTTATGTTGCTACCATTTCTGGCAATACCCACATGCGAGTCAGTACTGGTGCAACTTATATTCAGGCAATTTTATTGAATGGAATGTCATCAACTGGGACCTGGTACTTCGTTTGTGGCAGATATGACCCATCAACTGAAGTAAAAGTCTGGGTCAATGGGCAAACTACAGAAACTACTGTTAGTGTACCGGCATCTTTGCAGAATAGCAGTTTGGATTTTGCGATTGGGGCAACCAGCGCGGGGCTGTTACCATTGAATGGCAGGGCATCATTTTGCTTTTTGTGTGCAGCAGCCCTGTCTGATGCAATAATTAATAATCTGTTCCAAAGTTCAAGGGGACTCTTTGGTGTATAGAGTCCCCTTGAACAAAGCTGCCTGCTTAATTGTCCCTGTGCTTTGCTGTGTTGCTGCTGGTGGGTTTTCCTGGTGATTCAGGTATGGTAGGACCTAAAATCACCAGAATCGCCTTAGAATCGATTACAGGCAGTCTTTCACAGAAAGATGCTGTCATCCATTTCCTGAAACTGCTGATACCGTTCTAATTCTTCTGCAATTACCCCATGGCGATTGTCTAATTCCCATTCTGCAACCATGCGCTTAGTAACTGCAACTGCTGAATGGATGTCACCAGGGTTGTTAGGCAAATCCAGAATTTGTGCCAGGATGTGATCTGGTAATTTCTCGATTTGGTTAGAATGGAGAATCTTATCTAAGTCACTAGGTTCCATACGTCACTTGTCCTTTCTTTTCTTTAGTAGGTTCTTTTGGTATATCTGCCTTGTACATTCTTTTTGCCCCACAGCAGGAACAATCCCCCAGGTGAGATAAGATAACCTTTTTCTGGCAGCTATGGCACCAAGCTGAAATTGCCTGTTGTGCAAAAAAGGCTGATCTAGGGATGGTGTTGTTTTCAATGATTGCGGTTGTCATTGCCTTGACTTATCCTTTCGTATTCTGTATAATTCAAATAATTGGTTGTGATCTTTCACCCCCTTCTTTCTTCACCTTTGTCAGTCACAGCTAAGGTCCTTTCAAGTCCCTGGGTCCCTTGCCTGCCCAGGGACCTTTTTTTTATCCTCTCAAAACCTTTTTGACATCCTCAAGACTGAATTCAGGCCAGTCCTGTTGTAATTGTTCCAGAACCTTAGCAGCCTTAAGGGGTGGGGGTCCTGCAATGGACCCAGCAGCCTTTTGAACAGCAGCCTGAAATTCATCTTGCCTGGCTGCAATTATTTCCTGTTCAAACTTATCCTGCTGTCTTTGCTGTTCTAAACCAGCGCGCCACAGTTCTAATTGCCTTTTGGTCAAGGTACCAGATAAGATTGCAATTTCATCTGGGGTGGGCTGTTCGTGTGGCTCAGGTTTCCGGTTGCCCATTGGGTTATCATAATACCTTTTAATGACATCCCATAGGCTGGTATCATCTGGCTGTGGGGTCAGTTTCTGGGGCAACAGGTTGACTGACTCCATTCCATCTTTAGTAATCATTACCTTGGCTGGTCTTTTCAGGACCAGGCCAATGGGAACAGGGCTGTCTGGGTTGTGTTGTAGCCAAATTTTGACATTAGCAACTTTATTGAAAGCCTTGCCATGATCTGGCTGATTTAGGTCAGTAGACACCCCGCCTTTGACCACGGGTTTGATGTGGACTATAAAAAAGATAGCTGGGGCTTTCCTGGCTATTTCTGCCACAGCAAAGGATTCTATCTCATGGGCCTGTTTCCAAAATTCCATGTGTTTAATAGTCCCCTGCCTTGAAAAAGTTTCCTGTTCCCTAAACCTGTAGGGGTTGGCTTTGGCAAAATACCTGATGCTTTGGCCCAGGGTGCCCCAGGTGTCAAAGACAATACTGTCGAATTTGCCTGGTTCAATGTCTTCAATTTCTGAGACTATAGCATCATAGTATTCCAGCATCTTTAGGCCATTAGACAGGCCCTTGTACTTATCAATCAGGTTGACGTACAGGCCAAAGTCTTTGGGGTCAACTGGGGGCATCTTGACATCATCATGAAAATAGGCTGTCTTGTTTGGATAGGCAGCCCCAAGGCTGAATAGGGTCTTGCCTGCCCCAAATTCACCAGTGACTAGAAAAATTCCTTGTATTTTCATTTCTTAGGTCCTTTCCTGTTTGTTTATAGGTCCTTGCTAATTCTAACAGTTGGCTGTTCTGTAATCTCAACAAAGGACAAAGGAACTGTTTCTGCTACATTACGGGCATGCTGTTCAAATTTTCTTTTGTCTAGCTTAAGTAACCCTTGGGCAGATAGGGCAGCCCAGTTAATAGCTGTCTGGATGTCATATGCCAGGGCCCTGGCAATTATGACCTTGACTCCATTTGCTGGATTCTTGTTTCCATCCTGCTGGTATGTAGCCAGGGCTGCTGTTCTCAATTCCTGATCAACTTTCCAGACCTGTTCTTTGATCTGGTTTAAGTATTCAAGGGCATCTTGGTAGTCAGCCCATTCTGGGGTACCTTCAAGAATTTCTTGACGCGTGGTAAGCTCAGCCTGGGCCCTGGTCAATTGGACCCTTTTTTCTTTTAGTTGGTTGATTAAGTGGTTTATTTCTTTAGTCCAGTCAAGCATTTTCTTGCCTCTTTTCTTGTTTTTTATGATTAAAATTCTATCAATTCTGCTGCCATTTTTTCACCAGCTTCAAAAGCTTTTTTGTGGGCAGCCTGGGGGCGTATTTTCTGCTTTTCAACAAAGTCTTTAAATGTGATAAGGCCCTGTTTCCATCCCTGCTGAAATCCTACTTTGTAGGGCTGATCAGTAACATGGCCATTAACAGTCAGGTTTAGGTTGTCTGGTATCATCAGGATTTGTCTGAGGTTGGCAGCCCTTTTAGGACCCCAGCCGGGCACATTGTGGACCAGCTTGCCCTGGCGCATGTCAGTCAGGACCTTGATCACATAATATCCTGCCAGGGGCTGATCTGGTTGGTCTGGGGCAATGTGAGGCAGTTCATTCTGCATATATTCCCTAACAGCTTGCAAGGTCTTTTGGCCAAAGCCTTTCAGACCGGCGCATAAGAAGTAATCAATGGTGTCAGGGCTGACTTCTTCAACCAGCTGCCAGATGTCATCAATTACAAAGACTGGCTCAACGCGTGGAGGGTATACCTTTTTCTGTGGAGTTGTTTCTGCCTTGTGTACCATACTGAAATAGCTAGTTATCCAGCGGGACAATTCTTCAGGGCTTTTGAGGGTTAAGGGCCAGACTGTCACCCCCCTTATTTCACAAGACATCAAGACACGTTCAAAGTCTTCCCAGGTTGTGTTGCCATATGCTTTCTGATTGTTTACCCTGAGCATACCTTTGTTGTCCTGGTGGTAGTCCCCAATGGGCAACAGTATGGCCTGACTCTTTGGTATTCTGGCAGCCTGGGCCCTGGCGCAGAAATTATGCAGGGCATCAAAAGAAAGAATATCATATCCTATCTTGACTTGCACAAACAGAGTCCATCTTTCTATATGACCATTTAAGTTGTCAGGGGTGATGGGAATGGGTAATTTGGTTAGGGCCAGGTCAGCCCCAGTCAGCTGTTCCAGACCTAGGCTGGGTCTTGCCCCCATTTGATGGATTTCTTCAGGGTATTTTGTCGCGTCTGGGCTATAAAAGATATGCATTGCTTTGCCTTGCTTGTGTCCTTTCATTCTTGCAGCTGTGGGGATGGAGTCTTGTTGACCCCACCCCCTTGGCTTTGTATCATTATTCAGTTGTCTGGGTCAGTTGCCTTAAAATGCCTGTTCAGGCAATTCCAGCTTGGCCATAGGTTCGGGCACCCCTTGCACCTTGGCAGCGATGGGACGCAGAATAGCTTCAGCATCAACCGGCTGCCCATCGGAACTGACAGCCTGGTCACCCAGTAGCCCTGCCTCTTTTGCTATATCAGCAACAGCATTGCCAGCGGCCAGCTGTTCTTCAATCCAGTCCAGCATAGAGGTGATGTCATTGCCCCAGTGGGCAGGGTAGGCTGCCCCAGGAACAACAGTGTCAGCAGTGTCAGCATAGTCACCAGAGAAAAAGGCATCAGACGCGGCTTTCATTTCCTCAACACCGGCAAAGACCTGATCAAACTCCCCCCAGGTCTTGATCTGAAAGGTTTCCCCTTCGTCATTGGTGTAGTCGTCTTCGGTCACAACTTCAGACCAGGACATATAGAGGCCCTTGGTCACCAATTCCTTTTTCTGGGCTTTGGTCAACAGCTTGTTCAGCCCGGGCATGACAATGTCTTTCCAGTACAAGGCTGCGTTGCTGCCACGGCCCTTTTTAGTAGGAAAGATTTTGTGACGCTGGTACTCTTCACCATCCTGGTTAAGGAAAGTACCCACCAGGATATAGACCATGTGGGGGTTGTGCCCACCCAGCTTGTATCCGTTAAATTTCCGCAGGCCCTGGTCATCAGCTTCGTCAAATCTACCGGCAAACACGCCAGGCAACGTGAAATAACTGTCGCGGGTCAGGCTGGCCCGAACCGGAAACATCTGCAACTTGCCAAACAACTTATTGCCTTCTTCAGTCAGATCAATGATGGACTCATCTGTCCAGTCAAAGTCAGTAAGGATGTACTTACTTTCGTCAGTCATCGCTAAAATATCCTTTCTTAGCAACTTTCTTAATGGTTAGTAAATCGTTAGTAAATGGTTAGTAGATAGATTTGGGGGATTGCCCACCCCAACAGCAGGCAATTCCCCCAGTTTACTGATTGTTACCGGCAACTAAGAAACTAAGAAATCAGGTTTCTTGTTACCAATATTCGGTTACAGATTGCACCTTTCTGTATTCAATTTCCCCTAATTACACCCCCTTTCGTTGCTGTGGAAATAAGTGTTGATGGTTGTCAACCATCATTTGCCTTTGGGCGACTTTTGCCACCCCCCTTCTGGTAGGATGTATTCTGGCCTGTCCTGCCTGTCCTGCTTTTTTTGGCTCAAGAGTCCCACTGCTACTTGTCGGATGGGTTAGACTTTTGCCAGAATACCAGCTGCCCCTGGTTGTTGCGGAGTATTTGATTGTATTGTTATTCGCTTATGCTGCTAGGGGTCAGCCTGGAATGAACTATAACACAGAATTTTTGTCCTGTCAAGACTTTTTAATCAAATTTGAATTATTTTCTATTGACAGCAGTGGTATAGTGTGGTATAGTCCATTCAAACTTTTAACAAATCTTTTAGTGATCTTTTAGTGAAAGGGGATTGAATGAATGGACATTAGTAATGATAGTGGTTTCGGATTCAGAAAGACTATGGGAAATGGAAAGCAGATTAAGTTCTCGAGTCTGGTTGGGGATATACAGAAAGGTGACTTTGCCCTGGCTGGGACATTAAGCAAACAGCCCAGGACAATTGAAGTTGATGGTTTAGGGGGCTTTGCTTTTGGTAGTACAGCCCAGACCCAGTCAGCCTTGCCCAGTCATGCCCAGGACTCAGAATGGGTCTTGAGTGATCAATATCTGGCCGGGGTCCTGCTGGGCATTTCTTCATGTATGGCAGCATCAACCCATAATGTTGCGGTTCGGTTGACCACAGGGCTGCCATATAAAGACTTTTCACGTTATAGCCAGGCCCTTAAGGATAGGCTGCTGGGGTCTTATCGAGTCCGCAGAAATGGACAGGATAGCCAGCTTATATCTATTGAAAAGGTCCTCAGAATCCCCCAGGGCTTTGGTCCTATCTTTTATCACCTATTAGATGAAAAGGGCCTGGTTAGAAAAGTTGCCCCCA